TCATTCGGTAGCAGCAGCCCGTTTCACCATTCGCCGGTCGTAATTTTTGTGAGTCGTTGACGGGTCCGCGTGCGCCGCGAAGTCGTACACATCTGCCGACCGTTCCGTCAGTTTTGTTGTGATGGCGGCCGGCCGGATGTCCTGCAGCGCGAAGTAAAGCGGATGGTGAGTCACCAAGTCGCCCTCTTTGACATTTCTGTCCAGCGTGCGAATCCATGCATTCATGGCGTCCTGCCATGACGAACTCCACCCCGATTTCGAATAGCAGGCAGTCCGCTTCGTCGGCGCGAACAGGTAGATGCTTCTGACGACGCCATCGCGCTGCTGCGCCCGCGCAACCACGCAGCGTAGGCGTGGCGACCATTCGCGCAGCTTCTGGACCCTCGCCTGCCCTTTCTTACGCTTCGCCGATTCGACTGACACACCGTCATCGCCTATGCCCGACCGAAGAAATGGCCGAACCTCGGCCGCGCGAAAGCCGGTGAGGTAGGTAAACATGGCGGCGCACCCCATCGTTCGGTAGTTCTGCCGCTGCTTGACGGACCAGAGGTAAAAGCGCACCACCTGCTGGCGGACGATGGTCCGAACCTGGGATTCGGTGACGTTTCGCGTCATATCAGTGAATGGGTTGCGCTCAACCAAGCCCCATCTGACACCGTAATGGCAAATGGTCGACATCAGCGCCAGTTCCTTGTTTGCGCGCGCGGGCGCCCCGGCCTTGGCGCGAGCGTCCAGGAACTGGTATCCGTGCAAGGTTTTGAGCTTCGCGGGCGACATCTTGCCGAAGAATGCGGTCAGCACACTGAGCATAGCCTTGCGGTTGGCAACACCGTCCTTGCTTTGATCGAGGTAGTGCGTGGGCGCCTCCTCGATCTCAAAGCGTTCGATCATCTCACCCACAGAGTTCGCGACGATGCGGCCTTGAAGGCGGTCGGCGGCCGTGATCTGTGCCAGGCGCCACGCGTCGCGCAGCCCAGCACGATCTCCTATAGGGCAGGACGCCAGCGTCTCGCTGCGCCCGTCCGGATGTTTGTATATCCAAGAGACTTTCCGTTTACCGACGCGTTTGTAAAGCCGATCGATGCCGGTCTTTTCCCATGTTGGCGAAGGCGTCGAGGTTGGGCGTCGACGCGAGCGTGGTGGCGTGGCCATCAGTCGTGATTCCCATTTTTTTATCGTGATAGGCCCGTGCGACGCGCGGCAACCCTGTTCGGCCACGGACCCAGCGCCAGCCATTGTTGTCGAGCCATCGGGCCATGATGGCGCGCTGATTGGGCTCACATCCTATAAGGGACGCCAACTCGTCGGCGGATAAATAGTCGTTCAAGGGGGTCTCCCAATGTGGGTGGGCGGGACGTTGATGATGGGAAAGGTGCCCATGGACCGGGCAGGATGATCGGTTCGTAGCGCGTTGCGTACCGCCCAGCTGGGAGGCCCTACGCGAGATATCGGTCGGCGGCGATGGGGCTGTATTCTTCGCCTGGGGGCGGTAGCCCAATCCCCCTACGCGGGGCCATCCGTGTATTCGAATTCGATCCGGGTAATTTCCGTATCAGACGTGCAGCCCTTATGGCTGGCGCAGAACATGCGAACCCAGGCGCTGGGATCGCCACATTCCGGATGCCGCGCGAAGCCCTCGCGGCGCACTTCGTTGTAGCCGTAGTCCAGATCATCCAACATGGCGCGCAGAGGCTCGAAACGGACGCTGAGTATGCGGATTGGACCGCGCAGTGGTTGGATCGTCTCGCCAGGCCGCAGGCCCATCGCCTTTAGCACCGGCCGCACCAGGTCACCCGGCTTCAGAAAACGCCAGCCGGCGCGCCTGGTTACGTCCTTTGTGCCCGCGCGGATCTGCTCAGTAGTCAGCGCGAAGCTCATGTTGCGCATGATTCACCTCGATCTGCCGCGGCAGTTGCTGCGCCGGCTTTCAGCGCCTTCAATGCCTGGGCATGGCCGGCGTACGCGTTCACGGGCTGGCCGTCGCCGGACAGCCGCTCGTGGCATAGGAAGGCGTCGAAAGTGCCCTGGCACCAGGTGACGTCGCTGGTCGTTGGCTCGCACTGGTTGGCCGGCGTGCCGAGGCGGTAAGCGCAACCTGCGCACAAGCCTTTCCCGCTGACGGAATTGGCCAAGCGAACCCCTGCGATGGCGCCAAATATGGTTGGCATGTTGATCTTCTCGGCGGTGTAGGGGTGAACGCCGCCGTCGGTGACGAGCAGATCCTCGGCCATCACTCGGCAGTTTTCCGCCACCGAGTTGGCGAGCCCCATAAATTGCACCATCAACTGCAGCAGCGCTTGCGCTCCCTGTGCGTGCAGAAAGCGCAACAGCATGGCTTGACGCTCTCCCGATGGCATCAGGGCGGCGATACCGAGAGTTTCCGCCTGTGCGTCGGTTAACGAATAGGATGCCTTGTCGCTCATGATGCCGCCCCCTGAGCGTCTCGCCGCAACAGCAGTTTCCGCGTGCCGTCCTGCTGCATCGGGGTGACCACGCCGTGCTGTTCCAGACCTTCCAGCAGCCGAGCTGCACGGTTGTACCCGATTTGCAGATGGCGCTGGATCAGCGATATCGATGCCCGCTGGTTCTTCACCACTATTTCCTGTGCTTCTCCGAAAAGCGGGTCATCGCCGGCCAGGTCGGGCGGTGGCGGCGGTTCGGCCTGGCGCTCACCGCCCAGAGCAGCCACCACATCGCCGAGCAACTTGGCCAACTCGCCCGTCATCAGCGCGAAGTCGGAATCGAATCGCTCGTCGTCGGTCTGGCCCAGTGCGTCGCCATTCTCTTTCAGCACGTCCAAGGCCACGATCCGCTTAATGTCCAGCGATTCAGTCAGGACGAACGACACGCGGTCTGCCCATGTCATTGCCAAGCGCGTGCAGTGCTTGCCCAACCCAATATGCCGGCGCACGTCGTCCGCATCGATGGAATGCTTCACGTAGCGGATGGCCGCGCGGCTTTCATCGGAAGCCCGCAACTCCGTGTCCTGGTCAATGCTGAGATTTGACGGGGCCTCGTCGGCTGCCAACCATCCAGTCATGGCGGATGCGGGAGAAGTGTGGACGTACAGGCTTTCCAGCGGGAATGGATCGATGGACTTGGCCAGAATCCCCAGCACCTCGTCGGCCTTAGCCGGTGCCGCGGCGTCGATCGCCAGCCAACGGTTCACCGGGTCGATCCAGACGCGGGTATCGCGGTAGACGCTGAACGCCTTAGGTAGAAGCTCGTCAGTGACCCTCTCCTTGATCTCCTTCATTTGCTTGCGGCCGGGCTTGTAGCCTTGCTGCTCCTCAAGTTCCTGCATTCGCGCCTTGGTCACCTGATTGATGACGCTGGCGGGCAGCAACTTCTTCTCGGCGCGCAGCGCCAGCAGCATTTGGCCGTTCACGGCATGCACCAAGCCGCCGTGCTCGCGCGGAGCTATCCATCCTAGGCTTTGCATTTCCAGCGAAGTGCCAGTCTTGAACACATGAAAGGAAAGGGCATTTTCGAGCAGCTCAGCCGATAACGACCAAGCCGCAGTGAGGCGATAAACCTTCAGGTTTTTGAACCACATATGAGTCCCGGTTTAATCGGAATATTGGGAAATGCAGCGGCACAGCCAGTCGCGGAACATCTGTTCGCGGAGCCTGCGGGATGCGTGGGGAGGGAGAGGAATCAGCGGCACCGGGGCCGGTGCGGGGCGGAAAGACCAGAACCGTCTGCGTTGCAGGCGCCGCAGTTCGGCCTTGAGGGTAATGATGTCGGCAGGCTCTTCCGCGCCGTCCGTCATATCGGGAAGCCGTCGTGCTGGATGCCGTCCAGCAGCCGGCCGGCGGCCTTCTTGCCCACCTTGAAGATTTGCATGGCGCCAGAACCGTGCCGGCAGGCCATCGGCTCGTCAATGTTCAGCAGGGTGCCATTGTTGTGCACTATGCCAGTAGGGACGGAGCAATCTCGCCCATAGATATCGTCCAGCACGTTTTGATCCTCGTGCGCACGTGCCTTTACCCTTGATCGGTACAGGACGCTGTGCTCCGCATCTGCCATCTGGCTAATAGGGCGCCACTCGCCCCACTGCTTGAACAGGAAGGGCACGCCGGCGGCAGCGCACTGGTCACGAAGGCTGCGGGCCCAGTCGGGGTGCATCGGCCGCGCACCAGGGCCGCTCTCGCCGCCGACAATCACCCAGTCGATGAAGCGGGCATGCGCCCACACCAGTGCTTGGCGCTTCAAGCCACATTCCGCGCCAGCCGCTTTCGCTTCCCGATAGCTGTTGTACGGCCCCTTCCACCACCCGTGTATCGGCCACATGTAGCGAGCGACGTTCACCGGACCGAGCAACGGCTCAATGCTTAGGAAGCGCACGCGAGCTGGCGTGTCGAGCAGCTTAGGTATGTCCCGGTCTGCCTCTTCCTGGTTGACGATGGTGGCGCCAATCCAGACATGCTCCGGCGTGCCGGCCGGGAACATGTCGGCGAGCATCGCACCGGCATTGCCAATGCGCTTCGTCAGCAAAAGCCAATCCAAATTCGGCGTCATCATGATCAGGGTGGCCAAGTCCCGGCGCCAGTCGCCCACGACCTGGTTGTCGAACACGTCGGCCAAGCTGGCGCAAAATACGCGCTGGCGCCGGCCGTGCTGGGAGAAGAACGTAGAGTGCCCACGGTTCCACGCCAGCGGTTTACGCCAGTTGGCGGCGCTGGTGCGCCGACGCGGCGCGCCAGGACCCCAGTTGACGGCTAGACCGCCAGCGAAACGCGCATTGCGCGTCTCGGCATAGCAGTGGTCGCAGCCAGGTCCCACCTTCTGGCAGCCCTCCCAGGGATTCCACGTAGAATCACACCATTCAATATTCGTTTTATGGCTCACGGTATTCCTATGGTGATGAAGGGCTCAACGATGTCCGCGGAGAGCCGCGCCAAGATGAGTGCGGCGGCGAAAGCTCGCGGCAGCAACAGGACGGGCACCAAACATTCTGCGGAGACTCGTGCGTTGATCAGCGCGAGGACGCGAGAACGGACGCCTCGTGGCGAGCAATGCCACAGCTACATCGACGGGAAATCGCAGGAGCGCAAGGATCTGCGATCCACGCCCGAAGGTCGAAAGTGGCGTTTCGACGTGATGAGCCGCGACGAATTTGCATGCGTGCATTGCGGGGATGATCGCGGCGGCAACCTGGAAGCCCACCATGTGCAGCCGTTTGCTGAATGCCCCGAGCGGCGGCTTGATGTGAGCAATGGAAAGACACTCTGCGTCCACTGCCACTGGATGGCGCATGCGTACGCGGGGCTCCCCGGGCTCTAACGTGTGATCAGTCCATTCGATGCCGGAATTTTCCGCCATACTTGCTCCGGTAGCGCAGTCGCCGGAGCATGCGGCCCGGCGGCCGCGAGGGATGAAAATTCAGATGCCTTAAGCGGCGATCCATACCCGCCGCGGCTTCGCCGCATCCGGGCCAGTGCCGGCCAGCCATTTGGCGCGCAGGTAGGGGCCCCCGGTATCCCAGCCTTCAATGTGGATGTCCCTGCGGCGGTGTAGCTTGTCGACCGCTTCGCGCGTCGGCTTGCTGAACACGCCTAGCTGGCGGCGCAACTCGTCGGTCGTCATGGGTACGGCCAGCGCGGCCAGGACCCGGGCTGGCAGGCATTCTGGAACTGCCGGCCCGGCGCTGTCCACAGACTCGCCGTGGACCAGGCAGGATGATCCGGAGGTCGTCATAAGCGACCCCTCGGGCTGGCCGGGTCCACGCCTTTGAATGTCAGGCATGGTCGGCCCCTAACAGTGCAAGCGCGAGCTGTCGAGGCTCGAATCCGAAGCCCATGCACGCCATCCCCGGCAAACCATGCCGGAACGTGAGGAACGGATTCACGGAGCATGGAAGTTGTTGCCGGCGACACCATCCTCCCCGCGAATATGAGCAGTCGCAGCAGCGCTCCTGTGGCCCGGCCCATTCCCGGACAGCCCGCCCGATCACTGGACGCGCCAAGTGAACCCACGCCGCCCAGCGGGCGCGTCGCTCTGCCGGTGGGGCGTCGCCCGGTAACAGATCGCACCATGAGCTTTCCAGACAGATTTCAATGCTCGGCATGTTTCCCTCCCAGCGCAGCGGCTGCGCGGACGCATTGCGGCTCATGTCCGTGGCCGGCGATATCCCATCCACGAGAGCACCAGCAGCCGGGACCGCGCCACGTCGGCGTCAGATCGCGTATGGTGGACTCCAGTTCGGCGATGCGATCCGTCAGAGCGACGATTTTTGCCGGGCTGGCTAGTTCGATGAACTCCTGTACGCCCGGCGCCATCGCTACATTCGGCCATTTGTCGTAGGGGTGTACCGTACCGTGCAGCGCGCCGCCGTCGCGGGTATTCGCGCCGTCCTTGAACGTCAGGCGCCGGTACGAGTTTGACGTCCACCACTGCCAGTCCAGACCTCCCGCCGCCTGCGCCGCTCTCCTGAGCAGTTCCTTATCGTCCATCGGTGCCTCCTGCGTTGCACGTTTTGCAGACCGGCATTTCAATCCGCACCTTTTGGCCGGTTTTGTCGCGGGGTTGAGCCACGGCCACGACGTCGGATAGCTCCTGCGGATACTTCCATTTGCCGCAGCGGCCGCATTCCTTCTGCCGCAGACCGGCCTTGTGCTGAACCTCGGCCCACTCGTGCCAGTCCAGATAGCCGGACGGCGGCATGTCGCCGGGCTTGAAGTCGCCCCCTACGGTCAGAATCACGTCACCCATGATGATGTCAGGCATTTCCATCCCCCTGTGCATCGGCACGCTGGGCGCGGGCGGCGTCGGCCATCGCTCTCATCTCGGCATCCGCATGCGTCGACCAATCCTTGCCATGGCGCTGGTAGGCACGCAGCAAGAAATAGATGACGGCTGCCTGTTCTGCCTCGGCCTTTCGGGGGATGTTTTGCCCGCTGATCCTGAAGAGTTCGGCGATCCTGATGCAGGTGAAGCACATGCGGCCAAGAATCTCGCTCAGGTCATCGTTCAATTCGCCGAGCACAGACGCCTTGTCCTCCGCATCCCCCGCGCCGGGCTGCCGAGAGATGGCAGTTTCGATGGGCGGGTTCCACCGCATCCACGCCCGCTTAGTGACTTCCGCGACGTAGCCACATGCGTCGTTTGGAGTGATATCCAGCCCACGCACGAGGGCCCATATCTCGAACGCCAGGCGGTCCTTACCTGTATCGCGTTCCGTAGCGGCCCGCTCGCCGCCCTGGATTTGAAGGGGGTGGTGTTTCACCACCCCCTTGCTTGTGCTGGCGGCAAGGGCGGCGCGGTCGAACGCGGCCACTATTTCGCGCGCGACGTAATCAGGCACGGAAACCATAGGCCAGTCCTGGCGACGCCGTAGCCATTCAACCGCCCGCTCGTCGCCCTGCGCAACTGTTAGAGAATCTCTAATAGTTGCCTCGTCGCCCTGCGCAGCCGGTGCAACGCCGTAGCGGGCGAGCAAGGCGCGGGCGAATGCGATTTCTCCGGCGTAATCGTGCTTCGTCCAGGATGTAATTGTGTCAGCCAGCGAGCCGATTTCCGCATCTGTTGGCGCGTCCTGCTGTGCACGCAACTGCTCGACTTCATCGGTCAGGATGGCATTAGCCTGGCGTTCCGAGTCAAGCAATTCGGGATTCGTCCTGGAGCGCAGCTCCAGCAACTGTTCGGATAGGTGCCTGACCTGCGCTTCCTTGGCGGTGACGATAGCCTCGAGGGCGCGGAACCGCTTGCACAGCGTAGGCAGATCGTCGCGGGAGATATCAATGCGCATCATCATCCCCTTCAGCCGCGGCGGCAACTCCACTTCGCCAGCACTCGCCGGGGGCGGACGGCTGGCGAGCGAGGGCGGCGCGGTATCCCTTTTTGAACCACGCCCTATCTACTGCGGTTATTCCAAGGTTTGCCGGGTCGGTCCAATCGATAGAATGACCCTGACCTACGGCATTGCGGGCCAGTTCTTCTAGCGCCCGCTCGTCGCCCTGCGCCGCCGGCTTGCCGCAAATCTCGCGAGCGGGAGTCGCCGCGTTCGGCTCTTCAGGCTTTGCACTGTTCGATGAAGAAACTAGCCGGAGTTCGATGTGCTTGGCGTAGCCTGCGCGCTGCATGTCGAGATAGACGGCGTGTGCGTCCCAATCGAGAGGGCCAACAATGCGCTTCGACCACTTGCCGAAGGCATACATATCCCACAAAAGACCGGCGCCGCCATGCCATTGCATTAGGCGAACTTGCGCGCCCAGCGCATCGCCCTGCGCAGCCGGTGCGGGCTGGGCACTGTCGCTCAGATATTGCGCAAGCACGCATGCGAAGTCCGCAGCAAGCGTATCCGATATGTACCTGTCGAAGTCGTGCCGCTTCAGGCGCTTGCGGAAATATTCGGCGATATAGCCGCGCCCGCCTTTGCTGGTGCGCAGATCGTGCGGTCCAATGTCGTCCTGCTTATCCTGCTGCGCGGGCGCATTCGATGGGGCGGCGAGTGCCCGACGCAGCACGTTCACGGATTCGCAGGCCCCGCGATCATTGCCGTTGCAACTGGCGATGAAGTCATCGACCCAATCCAGTGCATCGCGCACCGCCCCGGCCTCTACAGGTGCGGGAGGGGAGGTGAAGAGCTTCGTACCTGCTGGCAACACGGGCGCGCCATCCAGCATGACGGGTTCTTGGCTGAAACCGTTGCGTGCGATGCCGGAATATTCATAGTGCCGAATTTCCGCCACCGGCACCGCCCCGGCCTCGCTGGCGTCAAGGCGCCCCGCGAAATTCACGGCCTGTTCGTCGCGCAGCTTTTCCCACTGGTGCTCTACCAGCTTGGGGCCGTAGACCATTCCCCACGCCAATGCCTCGCGGAACAGGTCGACAGCGGCCTCGCTGGCGGCAGGCAGGAGGCGGGAGCGGGCGTACACGTTCAGCTTGCCCAGTGCAGCAAACCCCTGCTGATAATTGATCGGAATGTATTGCCTGACGCCGGCGACAAGATGATCGAGCTCCTTTAGCCACTCATCCCCCGCCACCGCGCCCAGCTTGGACATTGCGGTCAGCGAGTCTGCTAGATCACTTACCACCGCAGCATCTATGGGGACCAGCACTTTCATGTACTCACGCAGGGTGCCGGCCGCTACACTCAGCAGTGTTTGTTCATTGGTCTTCATGGCCTTCCTTGGTAGTGGGGATGGAATTGATGGCCGCGTAGATGCCGAAGTGGGCACCGAACGCCTTGTTCGCGTCGGCATGGGCCTTGAATTCCGCCTCGCCGAACTGGCCGTGCTTCGCCTTGTATTCCCAGCCAAGGCAGTCGGGCCGACGCAACTGTTCCATGCCGATGCAGTATTGACGGTCAGCGTAGGCATGCATCCCCGCGACCCACTCCGCGCGGGCCTGGGCGATGATGGCCTCGGCGAATTCAATAGCGTCCTCTTCACTTGGCGGATTCATTCCCGGCCCAGCAATCATTCCGTGCCCATAGGCGATTTCGCGTATCTTGTCGTCCGTCATGTCGACTCCTTGCGGTCGAGCATCGATCGGACGAGTTTTGCGCTCGTGTTGAACTGCTCATACTCAAACCGTGCGGCAACTTCCTCCAGAACCTTGCGCCGCACTTCATGGCCCCACCGCAAGATGGATTCATCGCTGCGGGCTACGAAATCGCCCTCGAAGTCGCGCACATCCTTACGAGGCAGCGGCGGCAACTCCGGCCGGGCGGCGGTCTTGTTAGGCATGGAATCCTCCGTAGATGGCGATAGTGGCCCACACCACTTTGCACAGAATGTGTACGGCTTGGTCGGCGTTCAGGCCGATGCGCTTCTCGCATTTAAGCCAATCGGTGAGGGCATGGATGCAGACCTCTGCAACGGCCAGCGGCAGCAGCCCGGTTATCAGCAGCACCGCGCCGCCGTGAATCATCGAGTGCGCGAACAGGGCGTGCGGCCAGAACAGCTTGCCCAGGTCGCTATTGCGATCCTTGGCGCGGGCAAGGAAGTCGCCTTGAAGCGGGTAGTCGCAGAGCGCATGCGCCGCCATCAGGAGGAAGAGCATTTCAGACATTGCCCTAGCCTCCGGTCATGGCGGCGTCGATGGCAGCGTCCAGCGTGGAGCCGTGCCAAACGTTGAAGCCGACTGGCGTGTTCGGGTAGACCTGAAGGCGCCATATCGTGTTGGCGGCTCGCATGCGTTCCACCTCGGCAGGGTCGTCGTCGCTGAAATCTTGGATCGTGTTGTCGATCCAATCCGATGCCGTCATGTAGTTGCAGGCATGGTCGCCGTCGCGCGTCAGATGAAGCGAGTTGCACGCCAAGTCGCGCAGCCACCGATACCGCGCCGCATCCCGTGCGTTGGCGTTCGCCGCGATGCATGCGTCCTCGTACTGCTGGGCCAGCGGCAGGCCGTCCGCATCCCCGCCTTCCTGCTGCTCGGCGGGGTGGGCTGGAGCGGCGTCGATCATGGCACGGTAGGCACCATGGAATTCCTCGTCGCAATCTTCGCTGGATGGCGCCGTGTCCCAGGCATCCTGCATCGCCTTCGTCGCGTTCTCCGGCACCAGCTTCCACCCGGCCGGCTGCTGCGGCTGGGCGGAGGTGAGGGCGGCACACCAAGTCAGCCACATTTCGTGGACGTGCTGATCCGCGTAGCCATCTCCCCATCGCGCGGGAATATCGCCGTCCGTCCAGATGGAGCGGACATGGTTCTCAAACTGCTCGCGCAGGGCTGCGGTATGGTCTTGGGGGGGAGTCATGCTGCCTGCTCCGTCTCGAAGTCAAACATGGTCGGCATGCTCTGATCGCGCGCCGCTGCGGCGCAGTAGGCCGCTCCATCAAGGAAGTATGTGGGGGAAAGCTCGCAGCCGCGACCTTGGCGCCCTAGCCGTACGGCGCAATACGGGACCGTCATGAGGCCGCCGAAAGGGTCGTAGACGACTTCATTGGGCATGCTGTATTGCTCGATGGCGCGATCGACAATGTCCAGCGGCAGCGGGCAAAGGTGCTGCTCTTTTCCCTTGACGGCCTGTGCGGTGTTCAACGTCCGCATCCGGACGACGTCGGTGAGCACGTCGGGGTGCCACGATTGGGGCTGCAGCAGCATGAACGTGGTCGGCAGCCAGCCGGATTTGTCGACCGCCTCGGCGATCTTCACATCGTGACGGAAGTCGTAGACATTCTCTAGGCTATGCCGCTTGAACATTTGGAAGATGGCAGCCTGATCCAGACCTTCCAGCTCCTCCGGCTTCAAATGCCGATCGCCGCCTGATCGGGCGAAGCCGTGGGCGTCGAACTGCCAGCGCGGGCGCGTGTAGTTCCGTTTGTCTTTCACCACTGGAATATCGGCGTAGCCGTTGCTGCGATCGCTTGGTGGCTTGCGAAAGACCAGCAGGTATTCCGGCATGCCGGCGCCCATACGAGAACCGTCCTTGCATTGCTCGGTCCAGCCGAGGCGGTACGTCTGGCTGTTCTCCCGGACCACGTCCGTGACAATCGTCTTCCTGGCCAGGAACGCGAAGCCGTGCTTGGTGAATGCTGCCACGCATTCGTCGCTGAAAGGCTGCACGGTCTGGAAGCCGAAACCATTGATACCGCCAGGCGTTATCCGGTCCTTTACGTGGATAGCAGCCACCCGGCCAGGCTGCAGCACGCGCAGCAGCTCAGGGATAAGAAAGTCCATCTGGCGCCAGAAATGCGCGTTGTCGTCCGTATGCCCGAAATCGTTGTAGGACGGGCTGTACTCGTACTGCGTGCTGAACGGGATGCTGGTGACCATTAGGTGAATGCTATCGGCGTCCATTCGGCGCGTCTCATCTACGCAGTCGTTGTTCACGACCACGTACCCGGGGCCGGAGGCCTCGACGCGATCCACGCCAAGGGACCTGGTCAGTTTGCTCGCCATGGCGGCGTGCGCCAGACCGAACTCTCGAATGATGCCGCTCATCTTCTCCGCCTGCTGGTTGTGCTGCGCCCACTTGCGCTCGAGCTGGCGCCGGATGTCGCGCTCGGCCTCGGTGTAGATCAGGTCGATACGCACGGAATGCTGCTGGCCGAACCGCTGGATGCGGTGAACCGCCTGAATGAAGTCCCGGAACTTGAAGCCGATGCCCAGGAAGACGGCATGGTGGCAGTGGCGCTGGAAGTTGCAGCCTGCGCCGGCAATCACCGGCTTGGCGGCCAGTTCGGGGAACTTGCCATCGCTGAAGTCGATGATGGCCTGCTCACGAACGTCCAGGTCCTGGGAGCCGTAGACGGTTACCACGCCCGGCACGGACGCCTCGATTGCGTGCCGTTCTGCCTCCAGGTCGTGCCAGATCAGGCGGTGTGCGGGCGCTGTCTCCGCGCGGATCTCCTGCAGGATGTCGATGCGTGCCGGCAGGCTTTCGCGCTTTTCCTTCGCTGCGTCGACCACACCGATTGCTGCGCTTCGGAACAGGCGCGCTTGGCCGTCCTTCTCGTTGCCTGCGTCGGCATGGTTAGACGGAACCTCATGCCAGCGCAGGTCCAGCTCGGGCAGCCGATACCCTTCATCGCTGAATCCCAGGTCGCTGGGGCGCTGAACAAAGAGGGCCCAACTGGCAACCCATATCCAGAATTCTTCTTCCTTGTGCGGGTGCAGCGTCAGCTGGTCGGCCTTCTCGATATTGCGCTTGAAGAAGCGCGTCTTCGCCGCGGCCACGTCCATAATTCCCAGGTATGCGGAATAGGCGAGCAACTCGATGTAGTCATTGGGGGAAGGGGTAGCCGTGGCGACGAACCGGTACCGGATTCCTTCCGTGCGCACTCCGGCTCGGCGATCGTCGCCGGCGAACAGCTTCATGAACTCTCGGAACGTCTTGCTGCCGCCGAAGCCGCGCAGCACGTCTGCCTCGTCCAGGCTGGTCGCGTCGAAGGCACGTGGATCCAGCTTGCCGTCCCGGATGGTCTCGTAGTTGGTCAGGTACACGCCGGTCGGCTCAGCCTCCTCGACCCGGCGGATGAACCGCGGGGGCTCCGACCAGCCCAGTCGCTCCACCGCATCGCGCCGGAACTCCTGGCGGACGCCCAGCGGGATGGTGATGAGCCCACGGCCGCCGGCATGCTCGCTGGCCAAGCGCACGGCCTCCAGCTGGATGACGGTCTTGTGCAGGCCAAAACTGGCGAAGAGCGCGCGCCGGCCTCCGGCCAGCAGCCAGGGCACGATGGCGCGGCAGTGCGGTTTCATGCGCGGATTGATCGCCTCCTGGTCAACCTCAAAGCCGAGGGATGGCGCGGCCGCGACCTTTGCGCGCAAGAACTCAAGGTATGCATCGGTCATGACAATTCCTCCTGCCCCGGATAAGGCACATCCCTTCTGGGCTTCTGGTGTTTCCTGCGGCTGTTGCGGCTCATGTCCGCCGCGCAGTACGATTCCCGATCAACAGGGAGCGGAACATGCTGGAAGGAACCCATCGATCCGAGTCGGGACGAGACATCGAATACCAGATCGAATTCACCATCGATGGCAACAGCATCGTATGGAGCGGCCGCGCGCGCCTTCACGGCAGCGTCTGGACCGACATACCGGGCGGTGTCAACGAGATTTTCGATCCCGGATTCGTCGCGGAGGAAGTGCATGCCTTGATGCACGCGGCCATAGACGACAGGTTGCGCGGCGAGGCGGGGTAGGGTGTTGCGGCGCAGGGCTGGGGCGCAGTACGATCGGCGCGAGATTCGCAACTTGGGCGAGGACATGAAAGAGAACCTACGTTGGCCGGACGTCGTTGCGATAGCCTCTGTAGCTGGGTTTGCTGCGGTATGCCTAAGAGGATGGCCTGGCCCGCTGGGCGGATTCTGGGACTCGGTGATGAAGCCCGTTCTAGATGCTGCTACCGCCGCAGGGACGGTCGGCGTTGTCATAGTGACGTATCGTTTGGCAAAGCGAGAGCGAGAGGCATCGGAGCGAAATGAGGCAACCCGCGCCGAAATGGCATGGGCTCGCATCGCGCCGGAACTTTGGGCGCTACATAGGAACGTGGAGCATGCGGCGCTTGCCGTGCGTTCTATAGCCGACCAGCATGACGGAGACACGATCCGCGATGGAACTCGGAGCCTGCTCCAGCAGACTAGAGCGGCATTATCCTTAGAGAATACGAGTCGATCGTTGCCTGATCTGGTTGTGCGGAGCGATGTAAGTCTCCAACTTGCAGCCATACTTGGGCAAATGCCAAAGGTTCTGCGACAGATCGATGCGCTGCTATCTATGGGCGATGTACTCCCTAACGGCGCGAACATCAACGCATTCATTATCCTGGAAGAGTTGTGCTCCCTCGGGGAGAAGATCGATGGCGCGCTTGGAAAGGTAAAGACGAAATATTTCGATCTGGCATGGCATGAAGCACTGGCCGTAAAGCTAGGGATTCGCAGTCCGGAAGACCATTCCATCGCAAGCGATTTCATGATGTTGGAACCCATCACTACGCCGCCTCCTGCATAGCCGGCGCCTCGGGCTGCACGGGCGAGAGATCGATCTGATTGCTCATGATCCACGGCAGCCATACGTTGTAGCGGTCTGTCATCCAGGATCCTTTGGCAGCTCGTCGGTGGCATGGCCAGGACAGCCACCCTCGGGGCCGTAGTCGAATCCCGTGCAACTGGCGTAGCTGCACGGGTTGCCACATGTCGTGGACATGGGGATAACTTCGTGGCCTTTGACCAGCTCGTCCATTAGGGCATCGTCGGCTTCGTCGGCGGTCATCGTGCGGCCGTCGTCGTGCTTGAACATCCCGCGCTTCTCGCGCTTCGTCATGTTGCGCAGGGCGCCACGGACGTTTAGGCACATATACATGGTTTTGCTCATGCTGCAATCCTTCGCTGCTTGGCTTCTTTGGGCGTCCACGTGGCCAATTCCGGCACGTTGGCCCGCACCAGCGCCGCGGCGAGCGGCGGGCATACGCTGTTGCCGCACATGCGCACCTGGGCATGCTTCGGCAAGCGGCGTCCATTGACGGTGGGGGCGATCACGTAGGTCGCCGGGAATCCCTGGGCGGCATACAGTTCGTGCGGCTCGAGCATCCGCATGCCGATATCAGCGATGACGTACTCCTGTCCGGACACCGTCACCAGCCCGAGCCGGTCCTTCGTGGGAATGGTGTGCATCGGGTCCCGGCAATCCTGGTCCTGGCCGCCTTCGCCGTAGTACTTCACCAAGAAGGTCCGGACGTCGGCTACGTGGCCACCACCGGCGGTGAGCGTTGGCATCGGCTCGTCGGTCGCTTGGCCGAACTGGTTATTGCGCGGCTTTGCCAAGCGGGACGTGACAATGCAGGTATCAGCCTTGGCGGTCAACGTCTGCGCCGGCTCGCCGGCATCGCGAGGACGGCTTTGTCCAGCGCGGCCGCCGCAGCCCACCAGTTGCGCCGCAACCAGCGCATGGTGGTCAACCGTCGTTGCGGTATGGGCAGGGCCGTCCAGCGGGGCGCCGGGCCCGTCATAGTTGCCGCCGTAGTGCTTCGCCAGAAAGGCCGAAACGAGTGCGTGCTTCACGCCGCCCGCCACGGCGGTACCAAGCGGCTTATCGAGGCCTGGAGCCCGCGGCGCTTGGCCCGGAGCCTCACCGTAGCCGGTCTGGACGAGCGTCGGCGCGACCATGGCGAAGTGGCCGCCCTTGACCTCGGCACACTGGGTACGCAGGGGCGCATCGGCGTCGAAGTTTCGCTGCGTCGACCCGTTGGCGTGCTCGGTCAGGAATGGCGCCACCACGGCATATGCGCTGTTCGCCGTCACGGTTTGGAAAGGCGCGTCGATATCGCGCGCGCCGGGGCCCCAACGCTGCGCCTTCCCAGGCTGACCTTCGCCGTGCGACAAGGTGACCACAAAGGGCTTCGCCGCCTCGACCACGTACCGCCGAATGCCACGCGCGATGCGCTTCAGCGTGGCTTCGGCGAGCGGCCGCGTACGCTCGAAGATGGACGGGCAGGGGATGGTCCAGTCAATGCAATCCGCCGCGGTACGCCACGGCTTAAGCGTACCGACCAAGACGCCGGACGACGTCGGTACCCCGTGCGTCGGTTCCGGCCAGACGATCGGCTGCCCATCGCATCGACCGACGCCGAAAAGCCGCTTTCGAATTGTCGGAACGCCGTAATCGCATGCGCGGAGCTCCCGGTGTTCGAAGGTGTATTGCAAACCCTTGATCAGCCGCTGGCGCTGAGCTTCGGTAAGTTCCAGGACCTCAGTTGCCTCAACGAGAGCCGGGCTGTCCGGGTCGACGCCCGTGGTCAGCATTGCGACGAACGCATTAAACGTCTCGCCGCGGCGATCCTTGCAGGGCAACATGGCCTCCGTCAGAGGTCCCCATGTTCTGAACTCTTCGACGTTCTCCAAGATGAAAACGCGCGGACGTGCTGTAAGCAGCCAGCGGATAATGATCCAGGCAAGGCCGCGTATCTTTTTGCTGACCGGTTTCCCGCCTTTCGCTTTGCTGAAATGCTTGCAGTCGGGTGAGAACCACGCCAGCCCCACCGGGCGCCCCTGCGTCGCCTGCATTGGATCTACATCCCACACGGACTCGCAGAAGTGCTGCGTTTGGGGATGATTCATCTCGTGCATCGCCACGGCTTCAGGGTCGTGATTGATCGCGATGTCGACGCAGCGGCCCAGGGCCATTTCGATGCCGGTCGATGCGCCGCCACCGCCCGCAAAGTTATCTACGATGATTTCGTGATGGACGTCTAGGAGGAACTGATCACGGATCATGTCGGGCGTGCCTCCATCTCTGCCTTAATCCGCGTTTGCTGCAGGATGTCTATCTGGTCCTCCGGATCCCCGCTAGCCATTGCACGCTGCAATCTAGGCATGTCGGAGCGCAGTTTGATCAATGTGGATTGTTGAATGGGGACCAGGTACTTCAGCGCGATGTGCAGTTCGCGTAGGCCATCCAACGGCAGAGCCAAGTTGTGGCGCGTGGCCATCATTTCGAAATGCCAGATCACACCCTCGATTGCCGGCGCCGCTTCGTACCAACGGCCATCGCCGGCGAGGAACTGCGGCGTGCCTCGCCCATCGACGTCGACGGTGCCGTGCATTTCAATCTGATCGATGATCTGCTGTAGCGGGCGCAGCACCAGATCCGATCCAACCAGCATGGGGGTACGAATCTGCCTGGGCCGATACGTCTTGTGACGCGGCTTGCGGTGACGGCTCATGGTTCATCCTTGGTAGGAATATGGCGGACGGCCGCCTTTCCCCTGCCAGGGTTTGGCAGGGGGAGGGGATGCTGGCGGTCAACCTGAGGGGTTATGCGGCCTTGCGCTGCTCGGCGCGGACCGTGGTGATATGGGTGATCAAGGTCTGGCAGATGCGGTCGAAATCCCGCTCGTGGTAGAGCACCGCGTTTCGTTCCCGGCCGGAGGCCTCAAACCCGAGGTTGCGCAGAAACTCCGCAGTCAGGGAGAAGCCCAGACGCTCGCCGATCTGGCCCAGCTTCAGGGATGGAGGCTCATTCTTGGCCGGAAGTGCTCGAGACCCGCCAGGGGATGGAGCGGCCACGACTGGAAACAGAGGCGATGTGCCCTGGACGTCAGGTGCCGGTTTCGCCGCCTGTTCAATGGCCGCGGCAGCCGTTGCTTTGGCTGCGTCCTCGGCGCGCTTGCGCTCTTCCTCTGCCTGTCGGTGGGCCGTAATCCTGGTCGTGACGACCAGATGGAAGTCGTCCGCTTCCTTGAGCGCTAAGGTGCCCAGGTCGGCAAATAGGAATTTGCAGTCGTCGACGTTATCTTCGTACCACGCCAAGTTCGCACGAATAGCCTTGGCCGCGGCGTCAGCCTTGATCTTGGCGTTTGCCAGTTCAGTGTCCAGCGCATCATGTAGGCTGGCCAGGGTGCGTTTGTTCTTGGCGCCACCGGGGAAATCCGGTCCTGGTTGAATGACCAGCTTGACCGGATGAATTTCCTTTTCGAGCGATTCGATGTGGCTGGCGTATGCCTCGCGGGCCTTGGCGATCGCGCCTTCCTTAATCGAAGTCTTCTTAGCCGTGACCAGCTTTTCTAGGGTAAGCCGCTTGGTGCGCAGCTGATCCCTGATGAAATCGATGGTCTTCATCAGATCGTCGATGGACGCGGTCTGGCCCAGCGCAGCGGCCTTGGCAGCCTCCAGATCCCGTTCCGCGCCGTCGCAGAACTTGACGGCGGCGTCCGCGTTAGCGAAGTCTTCGTCGGTTTCGAGATCGGTCTTGATGCTGGCGATGAAAGTAGTCGCGGCATCGCGGAACGCCGGCAGGTTGCTGGTGACGACCTCGCCGCGTATCTGCACGGCGAGCGAGGGAAGGCGCATGATTGCCGCAGGCTGAGGCTTCTCCGCATATTCGATTGGCACGTAGCATTCGAGATCCTTCGCGAACTGGGCCCAGCCGTCTTTAATTCGCTGGAACCAATCCGGATCCGGCGAGACCTCGGTATAAACCAGCCGCTCGGGCGTACCGTCGGACACCGTAAAAAGCACGCGGTTCGCCCTGGTGATCATGAGCAGTTGCTGGCATTGCGGCATATGCTCATCCGGAACGACGCCGGCTCGTACCAGCGTTGCCAGCGCTTCGTTCCACTGCTTGTGTTCGAACACCGTGTCTTCCGTCATCGTGAGCCCGTCGCACGAGGCCGAGAGGTGGCCGTCCGAGCACGTAACCGGGTACAGGTCCTCGCCGATGATTTCTTCGATCATCGGCCGGGCAAGCGCTTCGACTTCGTGGCCGTAGTCAAGGATGTTCTTCTGCACCCAGTCGGAGAATTCCTTGGCGCTACCGGTGTGCTTCATGTGCAGCAGTTCCGTGCGCTTGACCTTCGGCGACAGGCCAAGCATCGCAGCGGCCTCGCTGGCGCCGAAGTGGGTAGCGCGGAACTGGTGCCAGGCGTCAGTGCCCTGGACGAGGTTATGAATTTCCATTGTTGCTTCCAGCGATGGGCGCCCAGGACGCGATCTCGACCTTCTGGTCGTCGGTCAAGGTTTCCCTGGTTTGGATGGTGGCGATCAAGTCGTTGACCGTTTTCTTTCCGCTTTCGATGGTGGCTTTCCAGCCGGCTTTCTTCTTCTCGAAAGCTTCGGCGGTGCAAACGGGAAGCGCGGCACCGGCAGCGGAACTGCCGGCGGTCGGCTTTCCGTCCATGTCGGCCTTGTTTTGCATGACGCCCTGCCACGTCGCTTCGCCGTCCCGGATGGCGCCGTAGATGCCCCGAAGGTTGACGATCTGCGCAGGAGAGCATTTGCCGAGGTCATGGCCGAGGTAGCCAGTCAGGTCCGTGGCGGAGACACCGATATCCGCGAAGGCATCGACGATCTTTCGGCGCTCGGCGTCCGGATCCTTCGCGGCTTCATCAAGGCGGATATGCTTGATGATGTCTTCCGCCTCATCGCACAGATCGCCCGGAATGATCCGCAGGCCCAGCGTCCGGATGGCCTTGGAGATCAACGCGCCTCGCTTGTTCAGGATGTCGTCGTCGGTCCCCGGGACGGTATAGACGTTTCGGTTGTAGCTGTTCTTGCGGACGCTGATATACGTGCCGTCGCTCGCAGGCTTACTCCGCTCCACCGTCTTGGATACTCGTACATCGAGCGGGTACGTAATGTTCGCTTCGAGGTCGGTGACCGACACACGGTGTATTTCCTTCGCATCGTCCTCGAAAATCATCGTCGTTTCGATCAGGACGTTTTTCATGCACCGCAGGGCTACTTCGACGAATCGAATGCCTAAACCCTCGACGCCGTCACCTATGGGCTTGATGTAATAGGCGCTTTTATTATTGGCGAAGGTGGGGCGCCGGCATTCCTTGAGCAGTTCCTGGCGTACGGCGTCCCACTGGCGCGGGTTACGCATCGCCATGACGTACCGCGATTCGACCATCGCCTTGGATTGGGCTGCTATCGCGGTGGATGCTGTTTCCACCAACGCATAGGTATGGGTTTGGTCATTGAAGCCTTGCTGGACCGCAAGGGCTCCTTGGTGGTCGGACATGGTGCTTCCTTGAATGTTGAATTAGGGGGCGGCCAGAGATATTCAGTACCCAGGTGCAGTTCGTCTTGGTCACGAGCGTCGCGACGGTCAGAACCCCGCGAAGACGGCAAGCCACAAAACGCCGATCCACGCCGCCACCACGATGGCAGCGCCAATCCAAGCAACCGGCGGGATACGGTGGCTGTTCGGTGCCCAGTTGCCGCCCCATTCGGCCGTCCGCGGTACGCGACCGGTCCAATTCGTGCTGCTGTAGTCGGTGCCTTGCGGCCAGTTGCTGGTGTTCATGCGAAGCTCCAGTTTTGGATGTTGGCCAGCGCGCGCTCTTCAGCCAGCACCGCAGCCTCCGATGCGAGATAGTCTCGTAGCAGCCGGTTCAGCTTCTGCTGCTCGATCGGGATGCCGATGACGGCGCCCTTGCACAGCACGCGGTAGCCGGTGACGAATTCCTCGTACGCGTCATTCGGGTCGCGGCTGACCTGGCGCTCATCCGTTTCCAGTTCCAGCGTGGCTGGCGTATTCAGGTCGTAGAAGTCGCTCTTGAATTCGAAGTCAAGGCGGTGGATGGTCATGGCGCGCTCCCGGTGGCTTTCTCGATCGCGGCCAGCATGTGGTCCAAGTCGGCCTGCGCCTTGGCGGCAGTGCTGGCGTGGCCCACCTGCTTGAGAATTTCGACGGCGGCGGACAGGTTGCCGGCGCCGAGCACGGCAGCCTTCAGCAGATCCGGCGCGGCGGCCATCAGGGCGGCATTCGCCAAGCGTTCGGATTCAACCTCGCCGAGCGGGTCGACGGGCCGATAAAGGACTCTGGCAATCTTCGTCCCGCCTGCGACGATATGCACACCGCCGTTGCCGGTCTTGTTGCTACGGTTGTCCAGTACGGACCACGGGCCTTTCGTGTGCAGGCTCATCGCGTAGCCCTCCAGCCATCGCGCTTCCGATCCCAGGCCGCCCAGGCATCGCCGCACTTGGCGAAGGCCAGCAGCACGCCGGCCACAATCAGGGATAAGTGCAGGGCGCCGATCATTGCTTCGGCCCGATCATGATGCTATGCCCGGCCAGCTGCATGTCCACCAGCTGCTCCGCGGCGTGGATGGTCGCGGACATGACATAGAGCGTGAACTTATCGGCGATATCGCCGTTGGTGGCGGCCGTCTTCCAGGCGTCGGCCTTCATCGCGGTCAGTACCGGATCCCCCAGCGCCAGAATCTCGACGGCCTCGAAGGACAGCTCCGGGCCAGTGCTGTGGCCGCTGACGTACCAACCGCGCGCTGTGGCATGCTGCAGGTCAATGATGACCTGGCCGATCAGGGCTTCGCGGATCTGGGGAGCGGTGTTATCGGACACGATGCAGTTGAAGTGCTGGGGGATGTCGAAGCGGCTCATCAGTTCCGCCCTCCGTCGTCAGAGACCTGCTGTTCCATCGAAGCCGCGATACGAGGCGCGTGCTGGTCGAAGGCCTTGAGCGCTTCGGCGCGGACCTGCTCGTCCATCGCACACAGACGCGCGAGTTGGCGGTACTGCTCGAAGTCCTGAGAGAAGGCCATTTTGAGCTTTGCCTGCCGCATCGGATCAGCCACGAGCCAAGCATCGGCAAGCCGCTTCATGAACTCGGTGCCGGACTTGCGCATGGCATGTACTGCGTCAGCGTCGGTGGGAATGAGAAATTTGTGCATGAGAATCTCCTTTCAGCTACCAAGCCGACCACCCACAGGCCAACAACAAACAGCACGGCCAGCGGGAACCATATGCGCCGGGGGTTGAAGGCGCCGACGCGGATCAGGCACGGCATGGTGCAGTGGGCAGGCGACGTGGCTAGGCGCGTTCGGGGGGCGCTTCGAACTGCAAGCCGGGCTCGAAGGCGCGGCGGAAATCGGCTTCGTCGAGTCCGTTCATCGCGCAATGCGCGGCAACCACTTGATCGTAGGTTTCCGTCGCGGGGCAGATGTAAAAGGCGACGCGCGGATCGCTCTGAATGCGCCGTAGGACTGCAGCGATGGCTGATTTGGCGGCGGCAAGCGCGGTAGATTCCGGAAGGGTCGGCGTCGATTCGTCTATCTTGGTATACGGGTAGCGATTGGGATTGATCTTGATGTATCGCTTGAAAAAGCTGCCCTTGGACTCGACGTCTAGAAACGCCGCGAAGTCCTCCGCGGTGAAGTTGGCATAGTGGTACAGCGACCCGGGTCCACCTTTGCTGAGGAAGCGGATGGCAAGGGTGTTCGTTGCGGCGTCGTGGCCAATGCTGTGCAGCTGCGACGACTCGACAGGCGTCAGCGTGATGACGGGATGCGTCATGGTGGTCCTTGGGTTGGGGGGGATGGAGGGGAGGGGAATCCGGCTTTGACCATGTCCGGCATGGGCCTGTGCGCGCTGTATTCAGGCTCGCGGCCGGGTACGTTTCCGGCGTCGATTGGCGGTCGACCGACTTGGTTACCCACCCGCAGCTTGCCAAGCCCAAGGTGTGAGGGGTCGCGGGGCCCAAGTCTTTATCGCTCGTCGGGCAGCGAGCCGCGGGTAGCACAGGGGGGGAGAGCCCTTGCTTCGTTCCCGCAGTTTTGATGGTGCCGCGCGCTCTCCCTGCAGCCCCGCGAGAAGGGGGAAGCGCAGGACTGCGTCTCGGTCCAGGGCGGCAACCCCGGCGCGGATCTCCGTCAGGCTTTCACCTTCACCATCATCGAGCCGTCCGCTACTCGCTACCGCTTGGCCTGGCCGTCGTTACCCGCCCGTTGTCCGGGGCTGTGGCGCGACGGCTGGCGGCATCCGCTTTTGCAGGCGGCTCGATGATGGCCCTGGGGCGAACCCCAGGACCGCTGATTTGCCGCCATTACGCGCTGACGGGCTCAACTGGCCCACGGCTACCGGCCGCACGGGATGGCTTACAGTTTCGGCTTCTCTGGCGCCCCTTGCGGACGCCAGGCGCCGGGGAGCGATCTCATGTTTCAGGTGCCTCATGGGCTGCTGCCATCACTGCCGCACCCGGCCCCAGGAACCCGCATACACGGCGGTCCTTTGGGTTGCCCATGTCGGTGGGCAGATTGGTGGGCCGACACCCGGATATCCAGATGCGGCAGTGATGGCCCTGGGCACTGACGCGGCCCAGGTTTACGGCCATTTGCCGATGGCTCGGTACTGCTCGCTATGCGGGTCTGTCCAGCCGCTCTTGACCGTCCCTCTGGACCTCGGCCGGGGTTTACAGCGGCACACCCGGCGGTATCACCATGGACGCGTGCTTCGCCTTTCGGCAGCACGCTTAAGACCCTCTCGGGGGGTATCTAGCCGGTTACGTCTCCGGCCCCGCGATCTCGCTGCGGGCGTGGGGCGAACCCTGTGCGCTCGGTTCATGTGTTGTGTGATTGCTTGGGTCCGCCCGCACTAGGCCCGCGCGGGAAGCAGGCTTCACACCTCACCACTGGTACAGCACCGAAAACAAACCGCTGCTCTGTGGGCACAGCACGCGAGGCAATGGCCGGGGCTGTTGGGCGGCTTAGTACCCGGCTTCGCACTGGTGCAGAAATTTCTCTTCGTGGTCGTCATCGTTGCTGGCCTCGCAGGGAACGATGCTGCGCGAAACCTCGTAGGCCATTTTCGGGAAGTCATCGAACACGGCTTGCGCTTCTTCCGTCGTATCGCACTCAAACAGAGGGTGGCACGACTTAACTCCGGTTGCGGGGTACTCCAAATGCGCGATAACAAGATAGGCGGATGTCATTTCGATTCCCTCAGTTCTGCCCCGGCGAGCCGGGGCGATTTGATCCTTCATCTGTATGCGTCCTGTCACGGCGCATGCGGATAAATTCCGGGGCAGGCCAGCGCGAAGGCACAGCGCTGGACCTGCCCGCACCTCCATTTGCGCAACACCCGGCTTATGCCGGCTCGCAATGGCGGTGGTTCCCGGTCTTCTCCCGGTGGTCACTGATCGATTACTCGCCATCGATCGGTTCTTGGCGCCCATCCGCCACACTGCGCGGGTACTGCGGGATCAACGCGTCTGCCAGGCTCTGCACCCGGCCGAATTTTTTCAATCTGGCATTGCTGCCACCCGGGCTTTACGGGCCATCGATTGACGCATCGACTCTTCCACGTCTAGTTGTCCGGGGCCGTGGGTCTCCCTTGTCGCAGCGCCTCACGGCGTGTACGGGACGGTTTGTGCTTCGTAGGGTTAAAGAGCGGTGCTGCAACCCTCTTTCGAGGGGTAAGTCATCTGCTGAAGCCCGCTGCGACGGGCTTGGACCGATGGCTTGGATAGTGCGAATCGCGTAGGTGCTACCAACCGATCAGGTACAGGCCAGCGATGAACAGCATGGCCAGGGGGAGCGACCAGTAGCGGAGGTTGGTGCGGAGGGCGTGGGACATGGTTATTCGTCGTCGGACTGCTTGCAGCCCGTCACATCACGGGCGAATACCATCCAGTGCTTCCGCAACTGTTCGGACATGGAGTCCCAGCGGGGCGCGATGTCGTCTTCGAGCACGAGGCCGTTCTCTAGCTGGAACAGGCCGCAGTTGCTTCCTATGTCTTCGTCCGCGTAGCGCACATAGATCACGTCGCGAGGGAAGCGCTTCGACCACGCCATAAGCAGCGGCTTCGGGCAGCTCCAGGCCGTCTGAAACTCAGCAGTTCCGGCTTCGGTATCGACCTTGCTTTCGCAGGCATTCCACTTCGTACCCCATACGGCGCGGGCGAAATCCATGTTGTGCAGATGGCCGCACGTTCGATGGTTGCGCAGCATCTGGATGAACTGCTCGAAGCTTTCGTCGGAAAGCTGGGCCACGTTGGCCTTCTCGCGACTTTCATGCTGGAGGTGCGCGATCAGCGGATGCTCGTGGACCGGGCGGCCGATTACGATTTCGGCCATTTCCTCGGCATCACGGAAGACGCCGTCATAGGTCCATTGACCAGGGAACGGCGCGATCAGGTTGAAGTCGACTCGGCCTTCGGCATTGACGATCGCCTTGATGACTTCCGGCGTCGACCGGATCTTGTTGGTGACCCAGTTAGGCATCCTGTTCTCCTTCGCGTCGGGTGACGCGTTGGAGAAACTATAGCAACGCTACATCAAGCGTGCAATAGCAATGCTCTAGTTTTTTGTAACGGGCGTGAAAAAGCCGCCCGGAGGCGGCTACGCAGTCGTTGGCTTGTTTATCGAAGTGGCTGCCAATCCGGGTCCTCGTTCGGGCCGAAGTAGCATGTGTTCGAGGCAATCTGCTGCAGGTCAAATGGGCCGAAGGCGCGACCCTCGCCGAAGTAGATGTGGTTCACGAGCCTCTTCATGTAGTCAGGAGCCAGTTCGACTCCCTGTATGCGATGCACTTGCGTAAAGGCGGTTTGAGGCGACTGGCCGGCGCTGCGCATGCCGCCGACAATCTCTGCGGCGCGACCCTTTGCCGAACATTCGTCTGAGAGTTGTGTAAGAACGGTTCCTAACGTCCAGCCGCGCGCTTGCATCCTCGTCGAAAGATCATCGCGTCGATTGCATTGTGGCGAATGTCCGGAGCCGCCGGCGATTGCAACGTCACATGCTTTGGCAGCTCGAACGTACTGCGAAGCCATTGTTCGCACGTCGCCGGGCATCGGTTTCGTTCCGATGGAGTCACCTTTGGAAGGCGAGGATTGCCTCCCCGATTCTGCCGGCGCGTTCGTGGGACCAGGGATGGTGATTGGGGGAAGCTCAATCGGGTCAGCAAGCGCCGTTGCGGCGATAGTCGCCGCGACTGCAGCGGCGAACAAGATTGCCATTCCTCTCGTCGAAGGCATGCTTTGGTCCCTGTTTATCGTCCCCAGGTGTCGCCCAATTCCCTGAACATTCGGCTGAGCATTATGCAGCACCCCAGCATAAGCGTGTAGGCATCCTGCTTCGTGTTGTGCGTTTCTTGATAGGAGAGGCGCCCCGCGGGGTTTACGCTGATCCTGATTCGCGTCGCGCGGTGACGGGTGGGCTTCACAACCTTCGATGAAGGCGGTTTAGCACGCCTCGCGCTATCGATGTTCACCACGTCGGCTGTTGGCCTTTTTGGCGCGTCCATGGTCTTCGTTCCTTTCGGCGACTTTTTCTAGCGCCCGTGTTTCAACGTCGAGAGCGGCCATGTTATCGCTTTCACGCTTCAATTCATTACCTTGAATTGCAGTCGAATCACTGTTCTTTTCATTGGAACCGTATGAGGCGAGGGTGCCGGCGACGAATCCAGTAAGGGTTTTATCTAATGCGGCGCGGTCCGCTGGGCGCAGCTTTTCAAAGTCCTCGCGGGGGACCGTAAACGGCCAGCTTTTGGCTTGGTCGACCCGATAGGACCCAGACGGCTCTTCAACGTACAGCGGGGCAGACGCCGTGACAGTGTAAGGCGCTGCGGTACGCACTTCCTGGGCAAGCCGTGGGCTGATCTCTTCGAGGCTCACGCCGAACGCGCCGGCGTACACCTTCGCTGCGTCTAGGCTGATGGGCCGCATTGCGTTGATGTGCTGGTAGATCAGCGCCTGGCCGCCCTTGAATTGATGCTGGCGTGCGAACGCGGCGCGGTTTACGCCGGCAAAGCGCGCGCGCAGGGCAGCTGCTTCCTGTTCCATAGTCCAAATTTCCATATAGCAATGCTACGAATTGCGCGCTATAGCATGGCTTGCTTTTCAGCTATAGCAACGCTATAGTTAGCGCCATGAACCTGTCCGACTACCTATCCAGCGGGGACGGCGCCATCGGCGCATCCGCGCTCGCGCATGCTGTTGGGGTTAGCCCAGCTCTTGTCTACCAATGGCGGACAGGGCGCCGTCCCGTGCCCATTGAGCACTGCGCTGCCATCGAGTTGGCGACCAACGGCAGGGTTTCGCGCCGTGACCTGCGCCCCGATGACTGCGAACGAATCTGGCCCGAGCTGGCCCCGAAGGAACCCGCCAATGCATGACCCCGACCCGCGCGACGAGCGCTTGTGGATTGATTCCTTGGATGCGTAAGTACCTGTCATTGCAAAAAATTTTGCCTGATGCTCATCCTGTAATTCACGCTGTAACTCAATGATTTTTTCCTAACAACGAAGAAGAACATGCACCCCCAAACCGTACCGGTGATCCCGGTGGAAATAGGGCAAGCGACACCGGCAAAGCGCTTTTTGCCGCGGCCCAAGATTGAAGCAATCGGCTCATACCGAGAAGCCGTGCGCCTAGCCTTTGAACATCGCGCGTCACCCGGCATGACACAGCGCACGCTCGCCGAGATATGCGATCTCTATGCGCCTCACGTCAGCAGCTACCTGCACGAAAGTGAACTCGACGAGAAAGGCAGGCCGCGTCTTGACCTGCCGGCAAAGAAGATCGCCGCGTTTCAGCGCGCCGTCGGAAATGACATCGTCGCCCAGTATTTGGCGTACCAGTGGTCGCTGAGCTTGATGGAAGAGTACATGGCCTGGAGACAGGTGGCTGCATGACATATGAAGAAGCCCAAGAAAGGGCGACTCTCGTGGTGCATGGAATACACGAGGGGCTCAAAGACAAGGACGACAAGGACGCCTTTCGCGCGGCTTTGCGCGCGAGGTTGGAGACGGATGCTCAATTCAACGCCGATTGCCGGCTGTGCGGGCTGATGACCCTCGAAAGCTGGCAGGCGACAAGGCACTGACATGGCCGAAATTACCCTTGTTCGCCAGGAACAGGCCGAGATCTCCGAAGAGGATAGGGCGGTGGTCCGCCGCGTCCTTTTCGGGCAGGTCGACGGCCTGGGCGAGCGCGGGAAGAAGCAATGGCGGCGCCTCTGGAATCGCATCTTCAAGATGCAGCCCGGCGAGATGATCGACCTGAAAACGCACCAGGAGCGCATCGGCTGGTACCACCGCAAGCACATGGCCATGGAGTCGTCGCTTTTCGAGGCGCAGGAGCGTTTCGACGATTTCGATGCATTCCGCGCCTGGCTGAAGACTGGCAGCGGCTTTGTCGATTGGTATCCGGGCCCGAAGGGAGGGGTGATACCCGTACCGCGGTCCATCAGCTACGCGAAGCTGGAGCAGGCGGAAATGGAAGAGTTTCACGGACGCGCGGTTGAGTTTTTCCGGACTCCGCACGCGCAAAAGACGATGTGGCCGCACTCGCCGCCGGCCCACGCGTCCGAGGCGATGGAGGCGGTGCTGCGCGAGTTTGGCGAATAACCCAAAGGACTGGAATGGCAAAGAACTCAGTCGACGCCTATGGCGCGTCGGGAAAAACCAACCTGCTGTATTTCGATCCCGAAGCACTGCTGCTGGTGATCGATGAAACGTCGCCGCTTTACGATCCGCGTGTGCATCTGCCGGTGGATGAGAATCTCGCTAGGAACATCGATTACCAGGGGGTGTTGCAGGCCATCTCCGTGAGCAAGAACCCGGAGACCGGCAAGACTGAGGTAGCCGTAGGGCGCCAGCGCGTGAAAGCCGCTCGGCTGGCTAACGAGTGGCGTCGTGCGCGTGGCGTGCCTCCGGTACAAGTCCCTGGAGTTGTGTATCAAGGGAAACGTCAAGACGCCCTGGACGCGATCGTCAGCGAAAACGAAGCCCGTAAGGCAGATTCGCCGCTGGGCCGTGCCGAGAAGATGCGTCGGCACATGGCGCTCGGTCGGGGCGAAGACCAGATCGCCGTCATCTACAGCTGCTCGGTTGCAACTGTGCGCAGCACGCTCGCCCTGCTGGACTGCACGCAAGCCGTTCAACAGGCCGTAGAGTCCGGCAAGGTAAGCGTCACCCAGGCCAAAGCCCTTTCGAAGCTTGAACCCTCAGTGCAGCGGGAGAAGGTCAAGGATCTGGTGGCGGCCGGCGAGGGCGCCAAGCCGCACGAGCGCGCGCGCCGGCAGGCCCAGGTGCTGGGCACCGGCCCGCGCATGAAGTCCCGCAAGGAGATCCAGAAGCGCCTCGAAGGCGCGCATGGGCATTACCGTGACGCCCTGGCTTGGGTTCTCGGCCTGGACGCTCGCAATGAGCTGCCCGGTGCCGATGCAGCGAAGGATGCGTTGTCGAGCTTCGACGCGCAGATTGCCGAGGTCGCTGCAGCATGATGCGACGTTCACCTATGGTCCGCAAGACGCCGATGGCGCGCGGCACGGGGTGCCTGGCGCATGCCCGCGCGGGGGCCGCTCGCGGTCCTGGCCTAGCGCAACGCATCGCCGAGGCGCTGGGGCTGGCGGTTAAAGCCGAACGTCGTGGGCCGTCCGTTTTCCGGAGCCGGGCTCACCGGATGAATGTGGCTGGCCTGGACTGCATATGCTGCGGTCGTGTGGGGCGATCCCAGGCTGCGCATCTGAACTTGGTCGCTCTGGGCAAAGGGAAGGGCCTGAAAGTGTCCGACGCCCTCCTGGTGCCGCTGTGCTGCGACGAGCCCGGTCGCCACGGGTGCCATCACCAACTGGATCAGGGCGGCGTCTACGGCAAGGCAACCTCGACAGCCCTTCAGATTCTCTGGCTGCACGAAACGCGCGACCTGCTGACGGCCCGCGGGCAATGGCTCGAAGCTGCCGAGGCTGACATGGTTCGGCTCGTGGGCGCATACCTCGCAAGAGCGGCATGAGTGAGTCAACTGTGAATCCTCATAGCCGCATCCATCGCGCCGGTTTATTCAGCAGCCACTTTTCTAGAAACTTTTTTGGTGACTTTGCGCGCCGCTTTCTTCACAGCGGTGCCCGATTTCCCACTCTCATCCTTCATCTTTTGAATGAAGTTCGGAATGCTGAGCTTGATTCCATTCTCGACTTTGGTTCTTCCTTCACACCAAATGATGTTGGATTTGTTGATTACCAAGTCGCCGATGAAATTCCCGCTCGGATCGCGGATTTCGAGCTCGATTCCCTTGTTCTTAAGCTCGATCTCGGCCGCCAATTCCTTAATTTTGACTTGCATATTTTCCTCGTTAGTAATTTTGCCAAAAGGCAACGGATAGTACAGCAGAGGGGCGGAGCTAAGGCGACGTGGGCTCAGTGTCGATCATGCGGCACTGAGCGGGGACGGTACCTGCATTCGTCGTTTCGGCCCATGCAGGAATGGGAGCGTTGGGCATGAAGCGACCATCGTTCCAGTTCTACCCTTTCGACTGGACGGGAAATAGCAACCTGCGCCGCTGCTCCCACGCTGCAAAGGGTGCCTGGATAGACGTCATGTGCCTGATGCACGACCAGGACGAATATGGCGTTCTAAGGTGGTCCCTCAAGGAAATTGCGCAGGCAACTGGCTGCCAGGTGATTCACCTAAAGGAACTCTCGTCCAAGGGCGTGCTCAAGGGGGACGACAGACGGCTCATCGAGGCGTTCATCTACACGCCGCGAAGCGGCCGAAAGAATGGTGAACCGGTCGAGCTTCTTCCCGCCCAGGACGGTCCGATCTGGTATTCGAGCCGGATGGTCAAGGACGAACACGTACGCAAGCATGCCGGCGCTTCTACCAGATTCGGTGCTGATGCCCGTGGCCACGATAAACCAGCACCCCAGCCTAAAGCCGAGACTGAACGCGCGAAGCTGCGCGCGAGGATCCTGGAAAAGACCGCTGGCGACTGCTATCACTGTGCAGCGGCGTTGGGTGAGCGGTGGGAGATCGATCATCTGATGCCCCGAAGCAAGGGGGGCCGGCACACATTCGCGAACATGGTGGCCTCCTGCGTCTCCTGCAATCAGGATAAATCGGACACCCTGCCGGATGATTGGGATGCACTGCGCCCTTCACCAAGCCGGCGGCATGGTGAAGTGGAGGGTGCCAATCAAGGTGACGGCTCTACATCTCCATCTTCACCTACAGATAAAAAGAATTCCGTTCCTGACGGAACGGGCGCTGAAGCGCCGCCAGCCGAGGCGCCGCCTGATCCGTTGACCCCGAAAGAGGCGCTGTTTCAGGTTGCCGTGCCTTGGTTGGTTGCCAGAGGGATGCGTGATCCGAATGCCCGCTCTCTGCTGGGCGGGGCGGTCAAGCAACTTGGCGAGGACGAAGCGTGGTTGCTGGCGTCCGAGTGCATTCGAGGGGACGTGTTGGAGCCTGGCGCCTGGATATCCAAGGCTTTGAACGAGCGGATTGCCGCTGGCGGCACGTTGTCGCGCGGAGCCACATCGAAACCCAAGGCGGCCGAACGGCGCGCCGATTGGAATGCGGAAATGGCGGCCACGATTGCCGCGGCTACGTCGACCTCTCGACGTGAAATTGACATGGGGACTATCGATGCCACTGGCAACCCAGTTTGACCCGTCCGTCCCTGCACCGGCTGCCTGGGTCGCCAGGCTGATCGAGCGGCTGCAGGCCTTGTACGGCGCCAAGTTCGCGCAACAGTGGGAAGGCATCTCGCCTGCACGGCTGAACGAAATATGGGGCGAAGAGCTTGCCGGTTACGCCGGCGACGAGATCGCGCGCGGACTGCTTGCGTGCCGTACCCGCGTCTTTCCGCCCACGCTTCCGGAATTCTTGCTGCTTTGCCGCCCTGGGCTAGCGCCGGATGTGGCATTTCAGGACGCCGTCGCCGGCATGGCGGCGCGTCGACGCGGGGAGGTGGGCTATTGGAGCCATCCAGCCGTGTACTGGGCCGCCGTGGCGGTCGGGCCGCACGATCTACTGCAATGCACGTACGGGACGCTCAGGAGCCGCTGGGAGCGGGCGCTGTCGGACCAGATGGCGAAGGGTCAGTGGGCACCAGTTCCTGAGCCAGCGCCCGCATTGCCGGCACCAGGGCAGACGTTGGCGACCCGCGAGGAAGCGGCGGCCGCAATGAAACGGATGGGGGCAGACAAAGTCCTGAGCCAGACCGGGCGCAACCAGCGCGATTGGGCGCACCGAATCTTCGCCGAGCAGGAACGAAAGGGCGGGAAGCGCTCGTCGATCACGGTCATCGCCATGGCCCGGCGTGCGCTCGATTTACCCACCGAGGTGTTGCCATGACGGTCCGTTGCGTCGCCTGCCAGCTATTCAACCTTCAGCAATACCCTGGCATGGCGAAAGAGGGCTATGGCCGCTGCGGGCGCGATGTGACACCGCCAGGCCGATTCGAGAGCGCGGTCTTCCCACGGCAATGTCGGGACTTTCGCCCGGCGCTGCCCGTCGACGTCGAGCGGCGCATCACGTGGATCAGCGCCCAACGCGCGCGCGCCAATGCTGCGCTAGGCATTTCGGCCGCGGCGGCCAACCCGAATTAAGGAGAACGGAAAATGTGGATTAAGCCTCGCGCGCGGCCCATTGGATGCCGCTGGCGCTGCCTTGGCAACGGAAAGATGCGCTTCGGCGCCACCATGGAAGAAGCATATCGGTCGTGGGCCTATGCCGCCGGTATCCCGATGAAAGGGGAGTGGGCATGACCAGAATCCAGACCTTCGAGCGGAACGAACTCGGCCGGGACTTCGCCGTAGGCGACATTCACGGGTATTTCACGCGGCTAAGCGCCGCACTGCAGCTGGTCGCCTTTAACCCTGAGGTGGACAGGCTGTTCTCGGTGGGTGACCTAATCGACCGCGGGCCCGAGTGCGAGGACGTGCTGAACTGGCTCCGCCAGCCATGGTTCCATGCCGTGATGGGGAATCACGACGACATGGCTGTACGTTGGGTCCGGAATGGCAAGATGGTGGGCGACAACTGGCGCTCCCACGGAGGAGGCTGGTTCCTCGACCTGCCGCAGGGCCGCCAGCGAGAGATTGCGGAGGCGTTTGCCGAGCTGCCGAACGCCATTGAGGTCGAAACGACAGCTGGTACGGTGGGCATCGTCCACGCAGATTGCCCGTCGGACAGCTGGCTGGATCTGCGCGCCGGCCTGCAGGATGGCGGTCGGCGAAGCGTCCTAATGTCGTATGCGGACCGCTGCATGTGGTCGCGCGATCGCTTCGACGCCAGGGATCACCGCGGCGTGGCCGACATACGGGCAGTCGTTGTGGGCCATACGCCGTCTGACGCCCCCGTGATACTGGGGAATGTCTACCACATCGACACCGGCGGGTGGCTGCCCCAGGGGCGTTTCACATTGCTGGATCTGGCACGACTGATCCCAGCTCCGTACAACACCCCAAATTTGAACTGGGACGCTGAGCCATCAGTCGCCGGAGTTGCAACATGAGCGCGGGCCGCCAAGACATCAACACCGTCCGGCGCGACAGCCGGGCAGCGGCAGCGAAGGCTCTGACGGTGCAGCGAGAGGCGACCGCAGCTGCGTATGCCCCATCCGCCATCCGAGACGTCGGAGGATCCGCGCCGCTCAAACCGTACAGCCTACCTCCGGCGCTTGCCCGAGCCGGCGCGCGTGCCGCCGATGTCCAGCCTCCATTTTTTTCACCGACCAGCCAATCTCACCACGGGAAACGGGGATGAACACGACCGCAATAACGCTGGCGGGCGGCTCGACCGCGACGCCGCAGAACTACGAAGCGCCGCTATTCTCCAGCGCGCATGCCGCTCTGACATTCGCCTATAACCATTCTGGCCAGGTCTACGACCGACCAGCCATGGCTCGCGCGGCTCAGCGAAATACCTCCTCTGGGAAGGGGCTTGGCGGCGTTGCAGGTGCCGCACAGGCCGGGATGATCTTGAGGGCAGTGCAGGATCTGCCGAGGCTGCACCAGGCCATCCTGCGCGCTCGTTTTGGTGGTAGAGGGGCAAAGTGCCCGCACTGCAACGCAGATGCTGATGACTCTGACTGGCTTGCCGCTGTGCGCGAAATATCTGATGCGGCGGTTGCCAGCGCGATGTCATCGCACCTGACGAACCGAAAACTGCGCGACGGCATCATTGCCAGGTACTTTGGCAAGAAGGTGCTTCTTTCGGCTGCCGCCAGGGCAGCCGAGGTCAGTGATGCCACGGCGAGCCAACACAACGGGATGATCATCGGCTGGCTGAGAGGCACGCGCACGACCAAGGAACAGGGCGGCGATCGGAGCGATGGAAAGAAGGGGCAGGAGCAAATTGCGATGGAAGCAATCACCGATTTGCTGGCTGGAAAAGGGCTCTTCTAACTATTTCTTGAAAAACTGAAGTTTTACCCCTAGAATCCGGCTTGTTAATTCAAGGTGCATTACTTCGCCCACGAAGCCCCGAGCCAAAACGGCCGGGGCTTTTTTGCGTCCGTTAGATGGTGACGACCATGTAAACGACCAGATTTCCAGCGCAGCAAGGCACGCATCGGCCGCTTCGACCGCCCAGGTCACAGGCCTACCGTCGCGCCGCTGCCCGGACCAGCCGGACAGTGTCCGCAACAACCCCGGCTGCGTGCCACGTGACGCCACCTGTTGCCTCCTTGCAGGGAAATGCGCGGCGGGGGCACGTGCGGTTTATGGTGCTATTCATCGACCCGCGCAAAGAAGCGCCGAGCCATTGGCCGGGGCTTTTGCTTTAATGCAACGCAAATTGCGCCAATCTCCAAAGGCATACGACGATCGCCGCCCCCGCAAAAAACAAAGGATAGGAAATATCCTGGTAGGCCTGAGATTTCCAATTGGTCATCAGATCGGAAGCAAGTTCGATGCGGCGTAGAGCCCAACGGGAGACTTGGTATGTGAAGCTTGCCGATGAATTTCGCATGCCAGAACTAGCTTGAACCATGTAGCCAAATGAACTGTCCTTGCCGATGTTGGCAAGTTCTGGGGGAGCCTTAAGCGCTCCCGCGGCGTCCTGTGGAGAGAAATATAGATCAGCGTCCTTCCACCTCGCGCCCGTGAGCGTCTCTGGAAGTCGGACAATGAATTGGAAGCCTCTTGTGGAGGATCCTGCTAGGTGCTCCCTTAGCGCGCCAAGCAGTCGGCGCCGGAAGGCTTCATCTGCCGCTGCGGTTCGCTGCTTCTTAGCCTTGGCCCTCTGTTGCGTAAATTCGTCGTCGGTGTAGAAGCGCCACACTTGATAGTCGAGAATTAGCAGCACCACCATCCAGACCTTCCAGGGTGGCGCTATCCGGGCATCCAGGTGGAGCTCGTTTATTGCCAAAGCTGGCATCTTTAATCCCAGGAAGGCTGCAATCAGCACGGCCACGGACGTCACCATGAGGTTGCGCCGTTTCTTGTTCCCATCCTCTTCCACCATCGTCTCCTCTCCGCGAAAAAGCGGATCGTAACCCTTCTTCCACCGGCCTGCCGCCTCGCCATCCCCGCTGAAACGGGTTCATCCTCCCTGGGTGCATGGGGAAGGTTGGAGGCGGCAGGCCAGTGGATGCAGATTCCACATGAATGGTGACTAGGGTCGGTTGAAGTCCGGCGGAGAGAGCGCGGCATTAGGCCGTTCACCGCAATCCGAGCGGGATAGTCGCCATTCACGTGGGAGCAGCCGCCGCAATCGACCAGTACGGCGAGATACAGGCCCGTAGTCGGGAATCCGCCATAGGGAAATCGTTCCCACGATGCTGGCTCCGACCGGCGCCGCCATGATCACAGCCGACCTGGCAGATTAACTCTGCATGGATAGGCTCCATGCGTGGCCCCACACCCATTTTCAGGACCATCCATGGCCAAGCAATCCCAGCCGTTCCAGAACGGTACCGCGACGATCGACGTCGGCGCCGAGGCGACCCTGTCCTGGCACGAGGTCGCGCTGACCTTCCAGATGGCGGACGGCACGCCCTACCTCGGCACCATGGCCGGGTCTGCCACGATCGAAGCCATGGGCGCGTTTGCTGACGTCTGGGAGCCAGGCGCCAACCCACTGGACCTGACCACGGAGCGCCGCTGGGCGCCGTTCCTATCCGGGGTGAGGGGAATCCGTATCACCGTGACCGGCGCCCCGACGGATGCCTATTGCGTGGCCACCGTGGCGAGTTCCTGGTGAGGCCGGCATGTCGGTAGATACAGGATTCAACAACCCCGCGACGGGGTTTGGCGCCAGCCAGACGACCTCGGGCGGCGCGCCGGTTGAGGATGGTCAAGCCGTCACGGTGAAGCCTGCGAACGACCTCTCGCCTACCTACCAGGGCACGGCGGACGTTCAGGACGACGCAGTCACTGTCACGCTGCCGGCTACGGTCGCCATGGTCGCGGCCAATAGCACCGTGGCCTTGGCCACCAGCGGGGGCTCGGGCGCCGGCAACGGCACGGCCTTCGTCAACCAGGGCGCGCTGACCGATGTCCGGTTCCCCGCCGGCAATACGCTGGTCACCGACGGCAACAGTCTGCCGCTGTCAAAGGAAGACAACACCGGCCTACTGGCCATGGTCACCGCTCATGTGGCCAGCGACGTCTTTCAGAACGTGGCGCTGCCGCATAACTACGCCGTCCTGGAAGACCAGGGCGATAGCGTGGCCGTCAACCAGTACGACGACACCGGTGACGTGGCCATGACGATCGCCGTGGCCAACAACACGCCGACGTTCACCCTGGCAAACGCCACGACGCGCATTGTGTTCGATGCGCTTCCGGTTGATGTGAAGACCGCCGGCGGCACGACCGCGGCGAGCGGCACCATAGGAGTCAACCAAGGCGCTCTGACGGGTATTTCCCTGCCTGCGAACTACGCAGTTGTCCAGGACGCCACGGACCTTACCGTCCCAGTGACCGGCACCTACACCACGAAGATCACCCCCGCGGTGGATGCCGATGGCGCCATCACTGGTTTCACCCTGACCTAAGCATGACCGATCCAAAGAAGCCAGCTCCGGACTGGGAGCGCATCGAAGCGGATTACCGTGCCGGGTTGCTGTCGGTTCGGGAAATTGCCGCTGCGCAAAGCATTTCCCATACCGCTATCCAGAAGCGCGCCAAGGCACAGGGATGGGAGCGAGACCTTACTGCCCGGATCAAGGCCAAGGCGGATTCCCTGGTTGCCAAACGGGAGGTTGCCAGCCAAGTTGCCACGGAACACCGGGCGGCAACCGACGCGGTGATCGTCGAGGCGAATGCTGAGGTTATCGCCCGTATCCGCCTAGCGCACCGTAGCGATATCGCCAAGTCTCGGCGACTTGCCATGTCGTTGCTGGAAGAGCTGGAAGTGGAAACCGGCAACCTGGAACTGTTCGAGCAGCTGGGTGAAATGCTGCGGTCCGAGGACAAGAGCGGGGCCGACAGGCGCAACGATCTGTACCGCAAGGTCATATCGAGCGCGGGCCGCGTGGACAGCATGAAGAAGCTGGCCGAGACCCTGAAGACTTTGGTGGGCCTGGAACGCGAAGCATACGGACTGGCTGTTGACCAGGGCGGCGAGCCGGGCGCCGTGCCCACGGGGTTGTCACACTTCTATGGAGAGTCATAAGCCAACCCTAAACCCAGCATTGCGGGAATTCTGGGCCGCGCCGGCGCGCAACCGGGTGTTGTACGGGGGCCGAGCCTCCACGAAGTCATGGGACGCCGCAGGGTTTGCGACTTTCCTGGCCAGCAACTACAAGCTCCGGATCCTGTGTGTACGCCAGTTCCAGAACAAGATCGAAGAATCGGTCTACACGCTGCTGAAGAACCAAATCGAGCGGTTTGGCCTGAATCCTAGGTTCCGGATACTGGAAAACAAGATCGTCGGCCGGGACACCGGCACCGAGTTCATGTTCTATGGGCTGTGGCGTTCCATTGACGAGATCAAGTCGCTGGAGGCTATAGACATCCTCTGGATTGAGGAAGGCCACAACCTGACCGAGGATCAATGGAAGATCCTGGAGGCGACCATTCGTAAACAGGGGTCGCAGATCTGGATCATCTTCAATCCTCGGCTCGCTACGGACTTCGTATACAAGCGTTTCGTGCTGAATCCTCCGCCCGACACCATCAAGCGGCTGATCAATTACACCGAGAACCCGTTCCTCTCGGACACGATGCGCAAGGTTATCGAAGCCGCCCGCGCCGAGGATGAGGACGAATACCGCCATATCTACCTGGGCGAGCCGAAGCAGGATGACGAAAGCTCGATCATTAAGCGGTCGTGGATCATGGCTTCCATCGACGCCCACAAGGCGCTTGGATTTGCCGCTGAAGGTCGAAAGCGCCTGGGCTTCGATATCGCCGACTCCGGCATCGATAAATGCGCGAACGTCTACTCGCATGGTTCCGTCGTGTTGTGGACCGACCTGTGGAAGGCCGGGGAAGATGAGCTGCTTATGTCATGCACCCGGACTTACCTCGCGGCACGCGACCGTGGCGCGCACATCACCTACGACTCGATTGGCGTGGGCGCTACCGCTGGCGCGAAGTTCGCTGAATTGAACGCCGCACGGCACGGGGTGAGCCCCGTCGTCTATGCCAAGTTCAATGCTGGGGGCGCCGTCTTTCGACCGGAAGCAGAATACAAACCGGGCACGAAGAACAAGGACATGTTCTCCAACATCAAGGCGCAGGCCTGGTGGCTGTTGGCGGACCGTTTCCGCAACACTTACAACGCGGTGCGCAAGGGCGAGAAATTCCCCGTCGACGAGATGATCAGCCTGTCGAGCGATCTACCCAACATTGAGCTGCTCATTGAAGAACTTGCCACCCCCAAGAAAGACTACGACCAGAACGGTCGAGTGAAGGTCGAAAGCAAGAAGGACCTGGCCAAGCCGAACCGTGAGGGTGGCCCGGTGCCATCTCCGAACCTGGCTGACGCGATAGTTATGGCGTACGCGCCGGCGCCCGCACCAATGCAAATTTCCGATGAAGCCCTTGCTGGCTGATACCCGTATCCAATGATCAATCTCAAATTCTGGCGTAAGGCAGCGCCGGCGGTCGGTGCTGCGCCTGCCGTGCCGGATACACCAGGTGCCACCAAGATTGGCGGGATGAAGATCAGCGATGTGGCCGTCTTGACTGTCCCGGGGGCTGAAATACCTCGCGGAGTAGCATTCAAGGCGCCTGACGTGCCGCCGGGGGTGATCCCGGCACAGGCTAAGTTGGCCTGCGACTCGGCGATGACGCAGAACTATGCGTTTGCTGTCCAGGGAGCGTATAGCGAAGGCCTGGAGTTCATGGGCTATGCATACCTATCGGAACTGACCCAGCGGCCGGAATACCGGCGTCCAGCCGAGATCCTGGCCAAGGAAATGACTCGGGAGTGGATCAAGCTGCAGGCGATTGGCGACGATCCGACGGGCGCGATCGCCGAAAAGCTGCGCAAGATCGAGGCGGAGATGAAGCGCCTGGGCGTCCAGGCTGCGTTCCAGAAGGCGGCGGAACAGGATGGGTACTTCGGACGCTCGCAGATTTATCTAGATACCGGCAGCACCGATGATCTTGAAGAACTTAAGATTCCACTGTCCGAGACGGCTGAAAAGATCGGCATCGGGATGCTGAAGGCCATCACGGTCATCGAGCCGATCTGGACCTATCCGAATGCCTACAACAGCACGGATCCGCTGAAGCATGACTTCTTCCGTCCTCAGAACTGGTTCGTCATGGGGAAGGAAGTTCACGCAAGCCGTTTGCTGACGTTCGTGAGCCGGCCGGTACCGGACATGCTGAAGCCTTCCTATGCATTCGGCGGCCTCAGCCTTTCCCAGATCTCCAAGCCGTACGTGGACAACTGGCTGCGGACGCGCCAGAGTGTCTCGGACCTGATCAGCAACTTCAGCGTCATGGGGGTCAAGACGGACCTTTCAACGGTCCTGAATGGCGGCGGCTCCGAGATGATGAACAAGCGAGCCCAACTGTTCAACCAGACGCGGAACAACCGCGGCTTGATGATGTTGAACAAGGATACAGAGGAGTTCTTTAATGTCTCGGCACCTCTCGCCAGCCTGGACAAACTGCAGGCGCAGTCTCAAGAGCATATGGCGGCGGTCGACGGAATCCCGCTGGTGATCCTTCTGGGCATCACGCCGACCGGCTTGAACGCCTCCAGTGAAGGCGAATTGGAAACGTTCTATGCCTGGACCAAGGCGCAGCAGGAAGCACTTTTCACGCCCCAGCTATCCAAGCTGATCAATGTGATTCAACTGTCCCTGTTCGGGGAGATCGATCCCGCAATCGGGTTCAAGTACATGCCGCTGTGGACGCTGAGCGAAGTTGAACAGGCGACCGCCCGGAAGACCGAAGCAGATACGGACATTGCCTACATCGGTGCGGGCGTCATCACGCCGGACGAGTCGCGGGCCAGACTGGCTGGCCAAGAAGACGGACCATATTCGTCCCTGGATCTCTCCGAGGAATTACCGGAAGTCCCCGAGCCGGAAAGTGGACCGTTGCGACACGCCGAAGAGGTCAGCGGGCAACAGGAAGAGGAAGACGAGGCGCTTGCGGCCTAGCCGTACTTGATGGCGTCGATGCGCGCGATCATGGCGGCCAGCTCGAAGCGAAGGGCATCGAAACGCGGTTTTCCGTCAGCGGACGTCGCGCCATCCTTCAACTTGAACATGTCCAGCTCGGTATCGAGCAGATCGGATAGGTTGAAGCGTGCGGCATATTCGTCATTCTGGCCGACGTAGACGACCACGCGCTGAAATTCCTCGTGGTCATAGCCGACATAATCGACGGCGATGTCCTGTTTCATGATTCTGGTGTCCTTCTGATGGGTTTGCGCATGGCCACCGATGCACTGAAGAATGCTAGCCCGGATCGCAGCCTGGTGTCCCCGACCGGAAAAGAGATCCACGTGCGGCCGGTGCGTCCGAATGCCGGCGTTCAGGCCCAGTACCGGAAGCAGCTCGATCAGATGATCGACGCGATGCAGAAATCCCTGGTGTGGTGGCTTTCGGCCCAGTATAGGGCGAATTCCCCGACGCTCGCGGAGGATGCCGGCAAGGAACGGTCGGTCGGCAGCCCGGCCATGACGTTACGCCGAGCGATGCACCGGCTGACCACTTACTGGCAACGCCGGTTCGACGAGCGCTCGCGCCAGATGGCGCTGAACTTCTCCGACAAGGCCATGGGGAATGCCGACTTCCAGCTCCGGGAGTCCTTGAAGGCATCCGGGTTTTCGGTGGAATTCAAGATGACGGCGGCGGCCAATGACGTCTACCAGGCCACCATCGGGGAGAACGTCGGGCTGATCCGCTCCATCGCCGCGGAGCACCTGCAGGAGGTCGAAGGCCTCGTGATGCGGTCGGTGACGCAGGGACGCAAGTTGGACGACCTGTCAAAGGACTTGGAGAAGCGCTACCAGGTCACGAAGCGCCGGGCCGCGCTGATCGCCCGTGACCAGAACAACAAGGCCACGGCGACGATTACGCGCGTGCGCCAGCAGGGCCTGGGAATTAAGCAGGCGCGTTGGATGCACTCAGCCGGCGGGAAGGAGCCGCGGCAGTCTCATGTGGCGGCCAGCGGCAAGCTGTACGACGTGGACAAGGGCATGTACATCGACGGCGAGTGGATCCGACCGGGTGAGATGATCAATTGCCGATGCGTGGCGCAGAGCGTGATCCCTGGATTCGAGGACTGATATGGCGACGGTGAAGATCGGGTTTCGATTCGTCTGGTGGGCTCGTCCGCTGGCCGTGACTGCCATGTATGCGGCGCTGCCCTTCGTGGGCGTGGAGCGAGCGTTAAGCGCTGGCGTCTGGGTCTTCATGCGCGGCATGCGCATTGTCATCTCGTAGAAAGCAGTTCCCGAATAGCCAATAGCCCGCCGCAAGCGGGCATTTTTATTTGCACGACGCCATGGCCACTCCGAAAACGCTGTATGTCTGCCGGCCCCTGGCCAACGCGAACGACCTGATCGCATGGGCGCAGTCCCAGGGATTCGGTAAAACGCTCGACGGCGACGATATACATACGACGCTCGCCTACAGCCGGACGCCTCTGGATTGGGACGCTGCGGGGACCGGCGCGGACGCGCTGGTCGTTCCAGGCGGGGCAGAGGGGCGGTCGGTCGAGCAGCTCGGCGACAGGGGCGCCATCGTCCTCAAGTTTGGGTCGCCCGACCAGGCCAATCGCTGGCAGCAGTTCCGGGATGCGGGGGCATCTTGGGATTACGAAGGCTACCAGCCGCACGTGACCATCACCTATGACGCCTCGGGCGTCGACCTCGCTGCAGTGCAGCCCTACGACGGTCCCCTGAAATTTGGTCCGGAGCGGTACGCCGAAATCGATGACGGGCGCGCGGAAAGGGCGGCGGCAATGGATGCAGTGCTGATCACCTCCAGCCGCATGGCGTTCGACCGCAGCACCGTCCGTCGGATCGACCAAGACGGACGTCTCCACGTCGACATCAGCAACATCAGTAAGGCTGCGGTGAACCCCTACCTGGGTTCTGAAATACCGGATTGGGAGGAACTGGGCCTGGACCCGACGAAGGTCTACCAGTTGCTCCGCGATCCAGAGGAACTGAAGAAGGCCGCGCCGACCTTCAACAACCTGCCGCTGATTGACGCTTACGAACAAACCGGCAAGGAGCACATCCCGGTATCGGCCCTGGATCCCAAGAAAGAGATCATCTGCGGCAGCTTCGGGACCGATGCGGAATTCGTTTCCCCTTACCTGCGTAACAGCCTCGTTGTCTGGGACGCTACGGCGATCAAGGGAATTCAGAACGAAACGCGGAAGGAAATTTCCTGCGCCTATTACTACCGGGCGGACATGACGCCCGGCACCTATCAAGGCACCGCCTATCACGGCGTGATGCGTGACATTCGTGGCAACCACGGCGCGCTTGTACGCGCTGGCCGCGCTGGCTCCGACGTTGTTGTCGGGGATTCTCAACTGGAGAAAAGCACTATGAGCAAGAAGCCCCTTTCTCGGAAGGCAGCGTTGGCGAAGGGGGCCTTGCTGGCCCACCGTCCGAAGCTGGCCGCCGATGCAAAGCTCGACCTGAACGCCATCATGGCCGGCATCACCGCTGCGAACTGGAAGGACAAGAAGAGCGGCATCCTGGCCGCGATCAAGCCCAAGCTCGCTGCCGATGCCGACGTAGGCGGATTGGTGGCGCTGCTGGACAGCCTGGACAACGCCGACGACAACGTGGGTCTGGATGACGACCAAGCCGACATGATTGATGGCGCCGTTGACGCCGGCCCCATCGAAGACATCATCTCCGGCCTGAAAGGCAAGATCAGCGACGAAGACCTGGCGGCGGTCGAAGCCAAGCTCCGTGCGCTGAAGCTGGCGAAGGCAGAGGAAGACCCGCCGGTCGGTGATGATCCGCCGGCGACCAATGGCACTCCAGCCGCTCCGGCCACGTCCAACACGGACGACGTGGTAAGCAAGCCGGCCATGGACGCCGCAATCCAGCGCGCGGTCAAGGAGACCGAGAACCGTACCGTCGCGCGCATGCGCGATATCGCGGCCGCACAGGAGTTCGTGCAACCCTGGGTCGGGAAGCTTGCCTTGGCACAGGACAGCGCTGAAGGCGTCTACCGCGTGGCTCTGGAGACGCTTGGCGTAGACATCAAGGGCGTGCATGCCAGCGCCTATCGGCCCATCCTGCAAGCCCAGCCCAAGCCCGGCGAAGTGCAGAAGCGCATAGCCCAGGACAGCGCGCAGCCGCAAGGCTTCAGCGATCGTTTCCCGAACGCTTCTGTCCGTCACGTTTAAGGAGCAACAAAATGGGATTTCCCACTCAAGTCAATGTCGTTCCAGGCGTAGGCGTCGCCGGCGACTTCGCCTCTGCCAACCCCCGCGCTTCCGTGGTAAACGGTCCCGGCGCGTTCGTGGCCGGCCCGGCCGGCGTAGCCGTCGGCCTCTTCGCCTGGGCGGATGCGGCCAATATCCGCGTCAACAACTTCGGCGGCGGCAAGCCAACCGGATTCGTCCACCGCGCCCAGCAGGGCCTCATCACTCGCTTCCTGGAAGAATCGTCCATGGTTGTGCCGGCCGGCCTGCCCGTGACGCTCTTCAGCGCGGGTGACTTCTGGGTCAAGAACGACGGCGCCACCACGTCGGCCATCGGCCAGACCGCGTACGCCGACAATTCGAACGGCAAGGTGCAATTCGGCTCCAACTGGACCGGCGCCAGCGTGACCGGCTCCATTGCCGCGAACGTGGTTACCGGCTCCATCGCGGGAACGACGCTGACGGTGACTGCCGCCACGACCGGCGTGCTGACCGTCGGCCAGACCATCAGCGGCACCAACGTCACCGCGGGCACCCAGATCGTCGAGATCTTGACCGGTACGGGCGGCGTCGGCACGTACAAGGTGAGCGTCGGGCAAACGGTGGCCAGCACGACCATCACCGGCTCTGGCGGCACGCTAACCGTCACCGCCGTCGGCTCTGGCTCGCTCGGTCTAGGCGATGCCCTGAGCGGCTCCGGCATCACCGACGGGACCTACATTACTGGCCTCATCACCGGCGCCGGCGGCACGGGCACCTACGCGGTCAACGTCGGCCAGACGGCGTCCTCGACCACGGTCACGGTCGCCTCCGGCACGGCAACCAAGTGGGTCGCCCTGTCGGTCGGCGCACCGGGTGATCTGGTCAAGATGTCCACCTACGTCCTCGGCTAAGCCAAAGGAAGAAAATCATGCAACGCAATCAAGACCTGGCGGTGTTCGAGCGCGAGTGGGGCATCACGTTCCCCGGCTCGATGGCATTCACCAAACCGGAATGGAAACAAAACATCCAACTGGCCATGGATGCCCAGCCTTCGCTGGTTACCACGCCGAACAGCGGCATTCCGTCGTTTCTGACGACCTTCGTCGATCCGGACATCCTGACCATCTTGACGGCCAAGAACGCGGCCGCCGAGATCTTCGGCGAGGTGCGAAAGGGCGCCTTCGTCGATACGACCGCGATATTCCCGGTGGTGGAACATACTGGCGAGGTGTCCAGCTACGGGGATTTCTCGGAAAATGGCATGTCGGGTGCGAACTCCAACTTTCCGCAGCGCGAAGCGTACCTGTACCAGACCATCGTCAATTACGGCGACCTGGAAATGGAACGCGCCGGCCTGGCGAAGATCGGCTGGGCTGCCACGCTCAAGCAATCGGCCGTCATCAACCTGAACAAGTTCCAGAACCTGACGTACTTCTTGGGCGTTCAGGGCCTCCAGAACTACGGGTTGCTGAATGATCCGGGCCTGTCGGCGCCGATCGCTCCGGCGCCTAAAGCTGCTGGTGGCAACAAGTGGATCAATAACGGGGTGATCGTTGCCACGGCCAACGAGGTCTATGCCGATATCCAGAGCCTCTTCATCCAAGAGGTGGTTCAATCATCGGGCAATATCGACCAGAAGTCGCCCATGACGCTGGCAATGTCGCCTGTCGCCGAAGTAGCCCTGACCGCGACCAACCAGTTCAACGTCAACGTCAGCGATCTGCTGAAGAAGAACTTTCCCAACTTGGTGGTCAAGACGGCCGTCCAGTACGGGGCGCTCTCGGCGCAGAACCCGCAGGGCAATCCCGCTGGCGAACTCGTGCAGCTGATCGCCGACGAAGTGGAAGGTCAGGACACAGGCTACTGCGCGTTCAACGAAAAGCTCCGCGGCGGCGTGATCGTCCAGAACCTATCCAGCTTCAAACAGAAGATGTCGCAGGGAACGTGGGGCGCCATCGTTCGCCAGCCGTTCGCGATCTCGCAGATGGTGGGCGTCTAACCACGTCAGATCCGCAACATCAGGAAATGGCCCGCCTTGCGCGGGCCATTTTTATTTCACAACAGGAAGGAGAATCACATGCCCGGTACCGTCACAATCGCGTGCAAGCTGCCTCATGGGCTCATCTTGCGCGTTTTCGACATGATCGATGGCCAGGAGCCAGTCATGGGCGGTGGCTTTCGCAAGATCAAGGTCGCCAAGGAGCGCCAGGAGCGCGCCACCATCAAAGGTTGGGCCCATCCGCAGAACCATGCTCCCAAGGCACCGTTGGTGGGCGGATTCGCGCTGACCTCCGGCGTCGACAAGGATCTGTGGGACGCGTGGCTGGCGCAGAATGGCCAGTCCGACCTGGTCAAGAACGGCCTGATCTTCGCTCACGAGACGGTCGACAGCGTCAACGATGAAGCGAAGGAGAAGCGTGCGCTGCGCTCGGGCTTGGAACGCCTCGATCCCGCCAAACTGCCCAAGGGCATCCAAAAGCACGAAACCGTCGAGGAACAGTAACCATGGAAGGCGTCGTCGTTTTCGACTACGCCGCCTGGGCTCTTCGGTATCCGGAGCTGGCGGCGTCGGTGCCCCAGCCCCTGGCCCAGCAGTACTTCAACGAGGCCCAGCTTTACTGTGACAACACCCCGTGCAGCCCGATCCGTGACTGGAAGCCGGGCGGCGAGCGCGCGATGCTGCTCAACATGGTCACGGCGCATATCGCAGCGCTGAATGCGCCTATAGGCGGTCAAGGGTCGTCCCCACTGGTGGGGCGCATTAACAGCGCGACCGAGGGTAGTGTTTCCGTGCAGTCGCAACTCGACATGCCGCCCGGTACCGCGCAATGGTTTGCTCAGACCAAGTTCGGCCTTGCGTTCTGGACTGCGACTGCGCAGTACCGGACCATGCGGTACGTCCCGGGCCCGGTGTTTGACCCAGACCCATGGGCGGCTGGATTCGGCTATCGGATTCGCTGATGGCTGCCGTCGGATTGTCCGGGGGCGTCGTCCTCCAAGCGAAGCTGGCCGAGATTGCCAAGCGGGTTGGCCAGGGCGGAACGTTGCGCGTGGGCTTCCTGGAGGGTGCGACCTACCCGGACGGCACGCCCGTCGCCTACGTAGGCGCCATTCAGGAGTATGGCGATCCAGCACACAACCTGCCGGCCCGCTCGTTCTTCCGGACGATGATCGCGGGGAAAGCGGCGCAGTGGGGTGTAGCGCTGGGCAAGATCGCCATTGCGACCGACTATGACGTTGATCAGACGTTGGGGCAGATGGGCGAAGGGATCAAGGGCCAACTGCAAGGATCCATCCAGGCGCTGACGTCACCCCCGCTCAAGCCGTCGACGGTCAAGGCGAAGGGATTCGACAAGCCGTTGGTGGACACCGGCCACATGCTCAACAGCGTCGATTACGAGGTGGACACGTGAACCTGCATGGAATCGTGGCGCCGATCATCTCCGCCGTGAACCCGATGATCACGGCGACGGTGAAGTACAGCACCGGGTCAGTGAAGGATCCCGATACCTTTGAGCAGGTGCCCTCCTACAGCACGGTCGAAGGCGCAAGGATCCAGGTGCAGGCGCTGACCGGCGAGGACATCGACCATATCCAGGGCCTGAATCTGCAGGGCGTCGTGCGCGCGATCTACCTGTACGGAGACACCCAAGGGGTAAATCGGCCCAGCCAGAAGGGCGGCGACCTGGTCATTTTCAATGGCCAGACCTGGCTGACTGCCATCGTGCTGGAGACGTGGCCGGATTGGTCCAAAGTCGCGGCGACGCTGCAGATGGATGCCTGATGCCGACGATATCTATTACCGAGAAGAACCTGTTCAAGGTGCTTGGCGACTTCTTGACGTCGGTCGTTGGAGATATCGTCGTCAAGGGTCAGGTCAACCGAGTACCGATGCCGTCCGGCGATACGGTGTATATGACGCCCGGCGCATCGGTGCAGCTCGCGACGGTTGTCCAGACCTACACGGACGAGGGCAATACCCACACGTCAAATTTCAAGCAGTCCAAGCAGTGGGCCGCGCAGATCGACTGCTACGGCGACAGCGCGAACGACTGCGCCGCGGTGATCTCTACCGCGCTGCGCACGATCTACGCATGTGATTTCTTCAAGGCGACAGGGCTGGAGATTCAGCCTCTGTATGCCACCGACCCCCAACAGCTACCGCTGGTGACCGGCGAAAACCAATACCTGGAACGCTGGGGCTTTCAAGCGGTGCTTCAGTACAACCCCGTCATCACGGTCACGCAGGAATTCGCGGACCAGCTGGTGATCGGACTTATCAACGTCGACGCAACATTCCCAGCCGGAGCTTAAGCAATGTCGATCCCTGCAAGTGAAATCGTCCAGGTCATCCCTGGCGTGATCAGCGCCGGCGGTTCGGCGCTCGATCTGAACGGCCTGATCCTGACGAACGACGGCAGCGTGCCGATCGGCCAGGTGATGAGCTTCGAGACGGCCGCAGGTGTGGCCGACTACTTCGGCCCGACGTCGCCGGAGGCTGGCGCGGCCAGCATCTACTTCAACGGCTTCGACAATTCCACGAAGAAGCCCGGCGCAATGCTTATGGCGCAATATCCGGCTGCCGACGTCGCCGCTTACCTGCGCGGCGGATCGCTAGCCGGCATGACGCTGGACCAGTTGAAAGCCCTGTCCGGAACCCTGATTATCACGGTCGACGGCACCGTGAAGACGTCGACGTCAATCAGCCTGTCAGCCGCCACCAGCTTTTCGAATGCTGCGACGATCATCGCCGCAGGGTTCACCAGCGGCCCGGCGGTCACGTACGACAGCATCCTGTCCGCCTTCGTGTTCACGTCGACCACGGACGGCGCGGATTCGACCATCAGCTACGCCACTGGCACGCTGTCGGCCGGGCTGAAGCTGACCTCGGCGACGGGCGCCGTTCCGTCCCAGGGCGCGGTCGCGGGCGTGCCGGCCACGGTTATGGGTCAGATAGCCGCCATCACCCAGAACTGGGCCTCATTCACGACGTTGTTCGAGCCGGATACCGAGGGCAAGCTGGCGTTCTCGGCCTGGAACAACTCGCAGGGCAACCGCTACTTGTATGCCGGGTGGGACACGGATGCGCAGGCCACGGTACAGGGCAGCACGACGGCCTGGGGGGTGCAGGTCAAGACGGCGGGTTACTCCGGCATCGCACCCGTGTATGAGAGCCTGGACGACGCGGTATTCATGCTGGGAACCATCGCGTCGGTCGACTTCGAGCGCACCAACGGCCGCATCACCCTGGCATTTAAGGGACAGTCCGGCCTGAGCGCGACGGTTACGGATGCCACGGATGCCGAAACGCTCATCGCCAATGGCTACAACTTCTACGGCGACTACGCGACGGCGAACGATGAATTCCGCTTTTTCTATCCCGGACAGATCAGCGGCGATTTCCAGTGGATCGATTCGTACGTCAACCAGATCTGGCTGAATAACGCGCTGCAGCAGGCCATGATGACGTTGCTGACGACGGTGACCTCAGTACCGTACAACACGGCCGGCTACACGCTGATCGAGCAAGCCTGCATGGACCCGATCAATGCGGCGCTGAACTTCGGCGCCATCCGGGCGGGCGTGACGCTGTCCGCGCTCCAGGCGGCAGAGGTGAACAACCAGGCCGGCGTCAACATCTCGAACACGCTCCAGACGCGCGGCTGGTACCTCCAAATCAAGGACGCCACGGCGCAAGTGCGCCAGGCGCGCCAGTCGCCGCCCATGACGCTCTGGTACATGGATGGCCAGGCCGTCCAACAGCTCACCCTGGCCTCCATCCTGATCCAGTAAGGGGAACACGTAATGTCAACTCTCACCAGTGCCAACTCGGTCCTGATGCTCGCCGTGGGCGGCGTCTTTCCAGTCGCGCAGCAAATCCAGGGCTTCGCAACTGATGACGCATTCACGGTTGAGGCCGTGAGTCCGGTCGAAACCCGCATGGGCGTGGACTCCAAGCTGTCGGGGGGCTATACGCCTTATCCGACCGTCCTGCAAATAACGCTTCAAGCGGACTCTCCCTCGGTTTTCGTGTTCGATACGTGGGGGACAGCGCAGAAAGTCGCGCGAGAGGTTTTCACAGGCGAGGGAACGATCTCGATCCCCTCCATAGGCAAGAAGTTTGCTCTAACCAAGGGATTCCTGACCAGCTTCACGCCGCTGCCGCCCAACAAAAAGATCCTGGAGCCGCAGACCTACACCATCACGTTCGAGTCCTGCACTCCTTCCCCGATCTGATATGGCACGCAAAACCGCAACTATCACCATCGAGGCCGAAGGCCGGGACAAGGGCAAGGTCTTCGTCCTGACCGAGCTTTCGGCATCGGACGCCGAAGACTGGGCCATGCGCGCCTTGTTCGCGCTCATGAACGCGGGTGTCGAAGTGCCCGACAATCTGGCCGAGGCTGGCTTGGCGGGCGTTGCCACCATGGGCATGGATGCGCTCAAGCGGATTCCGTATGAGGCAGCAAAGCCTCTGATGGACACCATGAAGCAGTGCATCAAGGTCAAGCTGGCTGTCGTGCGCGAACTGATCGAGGACGACATCGAAGAGATGTCGACGTGGTTCTATCTTCGAAAGCAGGTGTTGCTGCTGCACATGGATTTTTCTATGGCCGCCGCCCTATCGACCTTGGGCCAGGGCGCGGCCGAGGAAACCAGCGCCTAATCGATTATGCAAACGTACCGCGCCGTATCGGCGTGGTCGTATCGCGCGGCCTCGCGACCCTGATCGAACTGCAAACGGCGTATGGGTCGGAAGACCTGTACAACCTACTGGAAATCATCGCGGTGGACGACTACAACCGCGCCATCCTGAGCAAGGCCAAGGAATAGCATGCCGACCGTTATTGACGCGCTGGTGGTTACGCTGGGCCTGGACCCCTCCAAGTACAACCAGGGGAACAAGAAATTCGTCTCCGATTTCCGAAAGTCCAAGGACGACGCGAGGCGCATCACGTCGGAAATGACGGAGGACGAGCGGAGCGCCGCCAAGCAGCGTGAAGAAATCGCCAAACAGGAGATGGAGGCGCGCAAGGAGTACGCCAAACGTGTAGGCATGGCCATCTCCAAGGTCCGCAATGAGGCGCTGGCTCTTTTGGGTGTCTTTACGGCCGGCCTGGGCATCAAGAACTTCGTCGGCGACACGATCAACCAAGCGGCAAGCCTGAGTCGGCTGTCCGAAAACCTGAACATCAGCGCCACCGACCTGGCGACGTGGCAGCTGGCCGCGAAGAACGCCGGCGGCACGATGGAGGGCATGACCGCCCAGCTGAAGGAGTCGGCCGACGCGGTTGCCAACTTCAAGGCCGGCTTCGGCGCCGACTCCGGAATGCAGTTCTTCTTTCGGATGGGCGGCACGACCCAGGACCTGAAGGACGGAAACTCGTACCTGATGGCGCGAGCGAAGATCGTTGCGGACATTTACAAGACGGACCGGCAGCGCGCGGCCGTGGTGTCCAAGGCGATGGGCCTGGACGAGGCACAGTTCAATCTGTACCGGCTCGGCCCGCAAGGCATCGCCCAGCGCCGGCAGGAGCAAGCGCCGCTGGCCAACGATCTGGCCGCGAACGCTGCAAGTGCTGAAGCGCTGCGTCGCAAGTACGACACCGTGATGAACAAGTTCTCCAGCGTCGGGGTGAACATTCTCAACGCGGTGATGCCATCCATCAACCTGGTGGTGGACAAGATCATCGAGCTGGGAAACTGGGTGGTGCAGCACAAGGACACGATCAACACCGCGGTTGCGTCTTGGGTCAAGGGTTTCGGGGACTTCCTGAAATCACTGGATGGTCTGTCGAAAAAATGGGATGACTTTAAGAACACCCCCATCGGCCGGATGCTGAACAGCCTGCTGAATGCCGGCATCGAGGCGACGGTGCCGAAGGCGGCGAGAGAGACCGAAAAGCGCGTGAACGATGCCGAGTACGGCAAGATGCGGTACGACGACCCACGGCTGAACGAGTACGCCACGCAGGTCGAGCGCCGGGAAGGGTTGCCGGCCGGCCTGCTGAACAGCATCAAGAACCGAGGTGAGCGCAGCAACCCGGATCAGGTGTCGCCGCGTGGTGCCGTCGGCGTTATGCAGTTCATGCCCAAGACCTGGGATCAATACGGCGACGGCGACCCCAAGAACCCCTACGCATCGCTTGACGCGGCCGGCCGCTACTTCAAGGATCTGCTGAAGCGCTACAACGGGAGCGTCGATGCCGCCATCACGGAATACAACGGCGGTGTGAAGCAGGCGCGCTCCGTGCAAACTGGTGGCGCGCCCTGGGACCCGGAGACGGTCGGCTATCTGGACCGCGTGCGCCGCGGGCTCGGCACGGACGCGACGATTGCGACCGCGAATGCGGCGCAGTCTTCGCCGGCCGCCGCGTCCACCAGCACGACAACGACAAGCAGTACCACCGAGACGAACATCAACGGTCCCATCACGATCCATACCCAGGCATCCGACGGCCACGGGATCATGAGGGACCTGATTCAGGGCGCTGGAAACATGACCCTTGCGACCCAGGCCAACACCGGACTTCGATAGATGCCGCTGATCCCTTTCCCTGATGTGCCGCAGGTGCCAGGCGTGCCGGCGGTATTCCGGAACCTGACCATTCCCACGCCGGAACAGTTGCTGAACCTTGCGCTGGGCGGCCTGACGGACCTGATCTTTGGCACACCGCTGTGGGGCGTCTACGACCAAGACGGAAACAAGGTGCTGGAGCCCGACTCTTTTCTCGGGATCAGATTTCGCAATGGCGCGCACGTGGCAGATGCACCCATGGAGGCGGGTTCGTTTTCGTCCTACAACAAGGTCCAGACGCCTTTCGATGCGGCGATACGCATGTCCATTGGTTCGGATCTGGCGGGCCGGCAGGAGTTTCTAGGGACGGTAGGAGCACTGGTGCAGTCCACGGACCTGTACGCCGTCGTGACGCCGGAAATCTCGTATGGCAGTGTCAATATGGTTGGCTATAGCTACAGCCGATCGGAGCGGCAAGGCACGACGCTGCTGGTCGTTGAAATGGCCTTCCAGGAAATCAGGCAGTCTGCGGTCGCGCAGTTCTCCCAGGTGCAAGCGCCAAGCGGCGCGAATCCGGTAAACGATGGTCAGGTGCAGGCGCTGCCGGTTCCCGATGTGGGATCGCTGGCTACGGGCGAATTCGGGGTGAACATCCGATGAAGACCATACCCCTACAGGCGGTACCGTCGCAGTCCCTGAGCGTGGTCCTTGGCAGCCAGAATTGCCAGATAAACGTCTACCAGAAGTCCACGGGCTTGTTCCTGGATCTGTTCGTGAACAACGAGCCGATCATCACCGCGGCGTTGTGCCTGGATCGCGTGCGGCTGGTGCGCACGAGTTACCAGGCCTTCGTAGGCGATCTGGCCTTCGCTGACACGCTGGGAACTGCGGACCCGACGTACCAGGGGCTGTCCACCCAGTTCCAACTGCTTTACCTGGAATCCACGGACCTATGAGCTTCGTCAAGCGCCGCATCGACGTCACGATCAGCCTAGGAGAAGGGCAGTTCGGCGAGAGCAAGGGGCAAGACGTCACCCTGACCGGTTATCGGACGTCGGCAGCCATCGTTGCTTATACCGCCGACATCCAGGCCCAGATGCAGCTCCGGATGTGGGGCCTTCCCCTGGAGATGATCAACCGGCTGACCACCATCGGGCCGATCATGCCGCAGCAGAGAAAGAACTCCATTCTCGTGGCGGCCGGCGACGAGGGGAGCGCGCTGAGCGTTGCTTATCAGGGGGTGATAACGACCGCCTTCGGCGACTTCAACCAGGCACCGAACGTATCGTTGAATATCCTGGCGCAGGCTGCACAGGTGGATGCGATCAAGCCGGTGGCAGCGCGTAGCTACCCCGGATCGGTGAACGCCGCGGGCATCATGGCGGACTTGGCGCAGCAGATGGGCTTGGCGTTCGAAAACAACGGCGTGAACGTCCAGTTATCGAATGCGTACCTGCCGGGCACGGCCCTGGATCAGGTAAAGGCGTGCGCGCGAGCGGCGAATATCTCGTACACCATCGATCGCGGAGTGTTGGCGATCTGGCCTCTCGCCGGCGCGCGCATGGCGGAACCGGTGCTGATTTCCCCAGCCACGGGACTGGTCGGCTACCCTGCTTTTTCGAGTGGCGGGATCGTTTTCACAACCCTGTATAGCCCGGCGCTGTCGCTGGGTGGGAAGGTCAACGTGCAGAGCTCGCTAGGCGTCGCTAACGGCGAGTGGAACGTCTTCTCCTACGCCCATATGCTGGAAGCGCAGATGCCGAATGGGCAATGGTTTACGCAGGTCCAATGCTGGAGGCCCATCGATGGCCAATGAAATGGGATTCGCTGGCTTGGCCCAGCCAGGCGACGGGGTGGGACCGTATGGCGCGCTGCTCTTCCTGATCCGGTCAACCTTGCTCAAAGAGATGCGCACTGTCGACCTCGTGCAGGTCGTCGCGGTCACGAACGACGGCGGCGTCAGCCCGGTGGGCTTCGTCGACGTCCAGCCGCTGGTCAACCAGGTGGATGGAAACGGCAACGCGACGCCGCATGGCGTGCTGCACCACCTGCCGTATTTCCGGCTCCAGGGTGGCGCAGACGCCGTCATTCTTGACCCGAAGGTGGGCGACATCGGAATGGCCGCATTCGCGAGTCGGGACGTGTCGTCGGTGAAGGCGAACAAGGCGCAGGCAAACCCGGGATCGAACCGGTCTTTCGACATGGCAGATGGCCTGTACTTCGGTGGCCTGCTGAACGGCACGCCGGCGCAGTATGTTCAATTCAACGAGGGCGGCATCAACATTGTGTCGCCCAGCAAGGTGACCGTGGTGGCACCAGCTGTCGAAGTGGATGCGAGTGCCGCGATCACCTACAACTCGCCGCTTATCACGCTGAACGGCACAGTCGCTCAGGGGAACGGCTCGTTTGGTGGAACGACGAGTTGGAAGGGAAACATGCAGATCGACGGAGATGTGGCTATCAACGGCATGCTGACGAATAACGGCGTGCCGGTCGGTTCTACGCACACTCACCATGAAAACGGAGCGGGCAACAATACCAACCCGCCGAACCCATGAAACGAGACATCACCGCCGACGAGGCGCGCGCGCTGCTCAAATATGACCCCGATACGGGGTCTTTTTTTTGGCGGGTGACACGCAACAATCGTACGAAAGCCGGCAGTCAAGCCGGCAATGTGGAGGCCAATGGCTATACGGTCATCAAGATTGATGGCCGCATCTACAAGGCGCACCGCCTGGCATGGTTGATCACCTACGGTCGCTGGCCTGACGGGGAAGTGGATCACATCAACCGAATTAGGGCCGATGATCGGATCTGCAATCTACGCGACGTCACGACCAGCGAAAACTGCCGTAACCGCGGCACGAGATCCGACAACAGCAGCGGTTATCCAGGCGTCCATCGGCGCGGGGCGAAGTGGCAGGCACGAATACATACCGACAACGGCCGGATCAGCCTGGGGCATTTCGAAAGACTATGCGATGCCGTGGCAGCCCGGCAAAGCATGGAGCGGAAGCTTGGTTATCTCACGCGGCCCAGTGGAGGCATGAATGCGCACGCTTCTACTTGACAGAACGGCATGGGATTGTGTGATCGATGCCGCTGGAAATTGGGCGGTCGCCAGTGACCCATATTCTTTGGCCCAGGACGTCGCCAGCGCGGTCAAGCTGTTCCTGGGGGAGTTGTACTACGACACCACGAAAGGGATCCCGTACTTCCAGCAGGTCCTGGGCCAGTGGCCGCCGCTGGCGCTGGTCCGCGCACGGATCGAAGCCGCAGCGCTGACCGTCCCCGAAGTGGTCCAGGCGCGCTGCACCATTACCGCGTTCCAGGGCCGCGTCATCACAGGTCAAGTCTTGGTCATCGACCAGGACGGACAAGAGCACAACGTCACTTTCTGAGGTAATCCATGGCGACAAGCCAAGTACCGGCGATCCAGTGGACGCCGGAAGGCCTCGTATTGCCCGCAGAATCGGCGATCCTGGCCGGCGTGCAGGCTGACCAGGATCAGGCGTTTGGCGGCGGCATGAACCCCGCCCTGGAGGCACCACAGGGCCAGATTGCCAGCACGACGACCGCGGTCATCGGCCAGAAGAACAGCGAGATCGCGAGCCTCGTCAACCAGGTGAACCCGGCGTTCGCCGAAGGGCGGATGCAGGACGCGATCGGGTACATCTACTTCCTGGAGCGTAAGCCCGGCACACCGACTGCCGTTGTGGCGACCTGCACGGGCCAGGAAGACACGATCATCCCTGTGGGAGCCCAGGCACGCGACACGGCCAACAACATCTATCTCTGCACGCAGGCCGGAACGATCCCCTCGGGCGGCTCGATCGACCTGACGTTCGCGTGCTCCGTAAACGGGCCGATCGCCTGCCCGGCTGGCCAACTGAACCGCATCTACCAATCGATCCCCGGCTGGGACTCGATCCTGAACGCCGACGACGGCACGCCTGGGAGCGACGTCGAAAGCCGCGCCGAGTTCGAGGAGCGGCGCAAGGCCTCCGTGGCGCTCAATGCGGTGAACTCGCTGCAATCCATCTACGGCAACGTGCTGAACGTCGCCGGTGTGATAGATGCGTATGCGACCGAGAACGTCACCGCCGCGCCGCTGACGGTCGGCGGTGTGACCCTGGCGCCGCATTCGATCTGGGTAGCGGTTGTGGGCGGCGCTGCGGCGGATATTGCCGGCGCAATCTGGCGCAAGAAGTCCCTCGGCGCGAACTACAACGGCAACACGTCTTTCACCGTGCAGGACACGACGGGCTACGAATATCCATACCCGTCGTATGTGGTGAGTTGGGAAACAGCGGATGCGCTGCCGATCCTGTTCGCGGTGCAGCTGTCCAACAATCCCAGCCTGCCGTCTGACATCGTCAACCTCACGAAACAGGCCATCGTCGCGGCCTTCAATGGTCAGGATGGCGGTATTCGCGCGCGCATCGGAGCGTCGATCTCGGCCAGTCGCTACTACGCGCCGGTGATCAATATCGCGCCGAGTGCCGTGACGATTCTGTCGCTGCTTCTCGGTCCGACGACGCCCGCGTTGCCGCTGTACACGGTGCCAATAGACAGGCGGCCCACTATAAGCGCCGCCAACATCACGGTGACTCTCGTATGACCGTAACGCCGAAACCTGGTCTGGTCGCGCAGACCATCATCAGCCAGTACGCGAACAGCCCCACGCTCGTCCAGCTGTGCAACAACATGGACACGTACATCAATCCGGACGCCGATCTGGACATGTTCTACGACTACGTCTGGAACGTGATGACGGCGCTTGGCTTCGGGCTGGACATCTGGGGGCAGATCGTCAATATCGGGCGACAGCTGACGATCCCCGGCGCCGCGACATATCTGGGCTTCAGCGAGGCGTACACGCAACCCACAGCTGACATTGGACCGCAACCGTTCGGCCAGGCGCCTTTCTACGCGGGCGTGCAGGACACGGAAACCTACACGCTTTCAGACGACGCGTATCGCACTCTCATCCTGGTCAAGGCCTTGGCCAACATATCGGATTGCACGGCCCCTAGCCTGAATCAATTGCTGCAAAACCTCTTCCAGGGTCGTGGACGCTGCTACGTCAACGATCTGGGCAACATGCAGATGCGGTTCACCTTCGAGTTTTATCTCCAGCCGTTCGAGATGGCGATCATGACGCAGTCAGGTGCCATTCCAAGGCCGGCTGCGGTGCAGGCATTTCTCACACAGGTTCCGGTTCCAAACACGTTCGGATTTGCCGAGATGGGCAATGTGGCCCCTTTCGGACAAGGCACGCTTTTCAACGGGGTAGTCAATGCAAACTAGCAATAAGCCGGCCCTCATTCCGGTGCCATTCGCCGACACCGGCACGAAGAATGTCATTCCAACGAATCCGCCCGCGACGCCTGGCTTGGCATCATTGCAGCTGGGCTTCCCGCCTGTAACGATGATCGCATTGCCTGCCGGCGGCATCCCGCCGGAGGGCGCCGACTTCAATGGCATCCTGAACCTCATCTCCGCGGCATCACGCTGGTCCCAAGCAGGGGGTGGATACACGTACGACTCGGATTTTGCGACAGCAATCGGCGGCTATCCGAAAGGATCTGTGCTGGTGAATACGGCTGGCGACGGGTTCTGGATCAGCTTAGTCGACAACAACACGGCGGACCCCGACGCCGGCGGCGCTGGCTGGGTGCCTGCGTTCAATCAGGGCATCAATGCCATCACGGGACTGACCAATGCAAACGTCACGCTGACGTCCGCGCAGTCTGCGAAGCCGATCATCACCCTGGCCGGCACCCTGACCGGCAATATCCAGATCATCTTCCCTGCCACGCAACAGCAATGGCTGGTCGTGAACGGCACGACCGGCGCCTTCACGGTGACGTGCAAGACGGCGGCCGGTACGGGCGTGGCAGTGTCGCAAGGCGGAGCGGCGCGGATCTATGGCGATGGTGCGAACATTGCCCTGCCGCCGCAGCAGGTCGGATTGGCGACGGCGCCTACGCATGCCATGCAGTTGGCTCAGGCGACAGGACGGCTGATAGGCGTCCGGGTATTTGGCTCGGTAGGTACTTCAATATATACGCCGACACTAGGTACGAATGCGGTGATCGTCGAGCTTCAAGGAGGCGGCGCTGCCGGTGGCGGGACACCAGTGACTGGCTCTGGCCAGGCCGCCGTGGGTGGCGCAGGTGGCGGCGGAGGATATGCTATGTCATATCTCACCAGCGGCTTTAGCGGGGTGGCTGTCACTATTGGCTCGGGTGGAGCGCCTGCGGTGGCGGCGACCGGCGGCGCAGGCGGGACATCGTCGTTCGGAGCGCTGCTCTCCGCAACGGGTGGATCAGGAGGACCTGGCGGTTCGTCCACCGTTACGCCACCATGGATTACGGGCGGAGGATCAGGTGGGGTCGGGGTCGGTGGAAACATCGTCAATAAGGCCGGTGGACAAGGCGGATCGTCTTTCGCATTGAGCACCGGTTCAGCCTTGCAAGGGGGAGTAGGCGGTTTCTCCTTCCTCGGGGGTACTGGTGGCGCCGTGTCTCCTGGGAATGGATCGGGTAATTCTGCCGGGGTTCCTGGCGCAGGCGGGGGTGGTGTCGCGATGGGCCAGAGTCAGGCGTCTGTCCAAGGCGGAGCTGGGTTCCGCGGCGTCGCCGTTATTTGGGAGTATTCCTAATGGAAAATTATGCACGCGTAGACAAGGGGGTGGTTGTTGAGTTTTTCGATAACACCACCGGGTTGCCAATGTCCGAGCTCTTTCACCCTTCCTTGATCTGGGTTTTGGTTGGCGACGCCTCGCCGGAGATCGGGTGGCTATGGGACGGAGAGAAATTCACGCCGCCGGTCGCACCAGATTGAGCGACCGTGGCAAACACGACTGAGCAGAGTCGTTGAACAATCTTGCGCACACTGTCCGTCCTTAGCTCGAATGACCACCAGAAGGCAATGCAACATACATTCGTGATCGCAAGATATGCCATGAGTCTCATCAAATCATGGCTGTTGTAAGGCTTGTTGATCGCGGTCAGGGGATCAAAGGCGAACAACAGGACAAGAACAGGCAGATGCATCACGTAGAGGGAGTAACTAAACCCGGCGATGAACTTCGCTGGGCGGCGTAGCCCAAGGGTCGGCAGATTTACGGAAAGAACAATCACACACGCGGTGATAAGTCCCGTCAGAAAATCGCGTAGGTACGTGCCAATATCGGGCGCCACAAGATCGGCGCATACCAGCGCTGATGCACCAATAAGCAGCGCGGCGGCGGATGCCGTAGGCGACGGTCTAATGAAGTAGGCGCCCGCGCCAAGTAGCCAGATGCAGAATCCAAACAAGAAGTACAGCGTCACTATCGGGGAAACCCGGGTCAGTATCAGAACGAATATGGCGATCACGGCAAGCGCTAAGCCGCGTTGTTTGGCCGAACCGAACGGCAACAGGGCAAGCGCCGGAAGTAGCGCGTAGTACCAGAATTCGTTAGCCAAGCTCCACAAGGAAATGTTGGTGCCGTATTGCGGGACAAGGAAGTTGACGACGAAAAAGGCATTGCCCAAAAAGCGGGAAATGCTCCAGGCATCTCCATTGGCTATCCATCCAGGTAGGAATAGCGATGACCAATTCGATATGACGTACTCGCCGGCTCCCAAACTGACCGAGATGCGATCAAGGATAAAGGTCAGTATCAGGCAGGGAATGAGCACCGTCCAAAGCCTACTAAGGCGCGCTATGAGGTACTTCGGCCACTCGAAGACTTTGGCGCGCAACGCTTCGATGGCTCTTCCGCCCACTAAATACCCGCTCAGAACAAAGAAGACGATTACCGCGTCGTGAGACCACTTCGACAGATAGATGATGAGCGAGTGAACGGTCATCGTTATTTTGGACTCAGGTCCGGCGTGGTTGCCGAAGAAGAACAGTTGATAAGCGTGGCCCAGTAGAACGGCTTGGGCCGCCCCGCCGCGCAATATATCCAGCCATACAGAAGTTCTCGGCGAGATCACCCTTGTCGACATTTCCCCTCCCACTCTTCCAGTAGAACGCGGGGATTGTAGTACTGACCATAGAGCCAACCCCAGAACCCGCCCCGGCGGGTTTTTTTACGCCTGGAGAAATCATTGTCGGACCCCAAGAACGACGACGCCGTCGCGAAGGCCCTCTGGGCTTTGAAAAAAGACCTGGATCAGCGCCATGACGAAAACGTCGGCCGCAGCCAGGATCACGAACGCAGCATGCGCGCGCTGAACGAGAAGGTGGACCGCGTGCTGGCTGGATTTCCCGACGGCGATCCGGACGGCCACCGTCGATTTCACGAATCCATCATTGCGAAGAACGAAAGCCGCGCGCGCATGTACGAGGCGGTCCGCGATGAGCTGGTCACGAAAGGGTTATGGGCCACGATTGCGTTTATATGCGCCGCCCTCTGGTACTTCATCTGGAATCACAAGCCATGAACCCCAAGGACTTCATTGCAGCCATCGCACCCGCGGCGCATGCATCGGCCGCGCACACCAAGATCCCGCCCAGCTTCACGATTGCCCAGGCCGCGCTGGAATCCGGGTGGGGAAAATCCCAGCTCGCGCGCGAGGCATTCAACCTGTTCGGTGTGAAAGCCGATGCGTCTTGGCATGGCGCTGTGCTGGAGCTGCCGACGAAGGAATTCATCGGTGGGCAGTGGGTGACGGAGGTTGCGCGGTGGCGCCGCTATCCGGGCTGGCTGGAATGCCTGGACGACCACGCGCGGTTCCTGACGGACAACCCGCGTTACCGGCCGGCATTCCAGTTCCAGGATGGCCGCCGCTTTGCCTCGGCAGTGGCCGCCGCTGGCTACGCGACCGACCCGACGTACTCGGCCAAGATCATTTCCATCATCCAGTTCCGAGGCCTGGCCGCGCTCGATACTGCCTGACCTTTCGCACCTGATTTTTCCTCGCCGCCTTCGGGCGGCTTTTTCTTTGGAGCGTTCCATGACCGTGAAAGAGAAGTTGATCGCGTGCGCCATCGCCGCGGTATTCCTGCTGTGCGTGCTGGCCGTCTACGGCTACCTGGTGGTGGCCGGCAAAGCGCCCATCGACCCGTTCCTGGCCATCCTCACCACCCTGGTGACGGTGGTGATCGGCCTGGTCAGCGGTTTGGCAGGGCATGCGGCGGGTGCTGCGGGGGCGCCCGACGGCATAAACCCGCCGCGCGCGCCTGCCGCGCCGGTTCCGGGCTCGGACGTCGCCGCCACTACCCCGCCCGGCGCGCCGCAATGATCCGCGTGTTCCTCGCCCTGGCGCTGGCCAGCCTGGCCAGCCTGGCCGGCTGCGCCAGCCTGACGGACGCCGGCATTGCCCACTACCAGGTCAGCACCTTCTACGACGCCGGCGCCGGCCGGGTCCTGTGCTGCCGCGCCGATATCCGCAACGGCAAGAACATCGACCGCGTCCAACTGCACGTGCGGCGCACGGCGGCCGATGACTGGACCGTCGACCTGACCGAGATCCGCATCGACGCATCCACGGGCCAGGGCATCGCAGCCCAGGCCGCCGCCAGCGTCGCCGGTGCAGTTTCTGACGCGGCCACCTCGGCCGCGACCATCCTCAAATAGGAATTTCCCATGCGCAAGATTGCAACCATGGCGGCCGCTGCGGCCGTCGGCTTGATGCTGTCCGCCTGTGCCAGCCAGCAGCAGGCATCCAACCTTCAGGGCAAGATCGCCGCAGCGTGCCCGGTCGTTCAGGTTGCCCTGGCCAATGTACAGGCCCTGGGCGCCGGCCTGCCACCCGAGGTCCTGGCAAAGGCAGCCGACCTGGCTCCCGTCATCGCCCAGGTCTGCGCGGGCAACGCCACCATCGATACGGCCAGCCTGGCGAGCCTGGTGCAGACTGGCCTGCCGGCGTTGATTGCCGACATCAATGCCACCACGCTGCCGGCCGATACGAAGGCACGCGCGGTAACGGCCCTGGCGCTGGCTCAGATCGCTTTGACGGCGGTCGTGCAGCTCGCACCCCAGCCGACGGCCAGCGTCGCGCCTGCGCCGCAATGAGCCGCTTCCTGACGCAGTTGTCGGTGCGTCGGGAGGACCGGCGGGATATCGGGAAATGGATCCTGAATGTCCCGCTGGTCTACCAATCGGATGTCGCCGGCCGGACGATCAAGGTGCCGGCTGGGTTCTCCACCGATTTCGCCTCGGTGCCGCGGTGGCTGCCGTTTGCCTTCGCCTGGCTTGGCGGTCATGGGGACTCGGCGGCCACGGTGCATGATTTCCTGTACACCCGGAAGCCTGTCAGCCGCCGCATGGCGGACCTGGTGCTGCGCGAGGCCCTAGCGGCTTCCTACGTCGCGCGCTGGCGGATCCCGCTGTTCTACTGGGGCGTGCGGCTGTTCGGCTGGTCGCATTGGCGTTGACGGAAGTGTGCATCGAAGTGATCAACACGGCTTTTTGTTGAACTTCCCGTTTCCATTGGGCGCGAGGTTATATTCGCGTACATTCGAATTCTGGGGAGAAAATAAATGCGAAGATTGCTGGTCCTATTCGCCATTGCTTTGTTGGGAGGGTGTTCCACGACGGCAGTGACTGCCGATAAGGCGACTCCAATCAAGCTTGATCGCCAAGTCGCACTTGCAACGCGCTCGGGCGACGCAGATGCCACCGTTGTAGTTACGCGCGATGCAGGCATGATGGGATCCGGCTGTTATATGACGTTTTTCGTCGATGGGAAGCCGGCTGCAAGGTTTGAAACTGCTGAAACGGCCAAGTTCTTCATCCCTGCTGGCACGGTGATTTTCGGCGTCAGTTTGGAAGGGTCCGGACTATGTGCGATGAATCCGGCACGGCGGGAGCGGGAGTTCTTACTCCGAGCCCACGATGACCGAAGATTTCGCCTTTTCATGGGTTCAGACGGGGATGCTGACGTGTTGCCTACCACGCTGTAACGCGGCACGGATCAATGGCGAAGCAATTCATCTGCTCGGCCGCTAGGCAATGCGTCGGCTCCGCTCGCCTGTCACCTTCCGCGCCGGCTTATCCTCGCGCACGCCCTGGAAAGACGCCTGCCGAAGGATGCCGCCGTTCGTGATCGTGGTGTAGGCGACTTCCACGACCATTTCCGGCCGGACCCAATGCATGACCGGTTTCGAATTGCCGCCCCATCGATCCGACAGCACAGGCCTTTCGGTGAACGGCATTTCATCGGTCGCCAGGGGCGCCAGGCGCTTCATCAGCATGTCGATCGTCTGCCGCTGTACCCGGTGCCAACCCGGCCGGCATAGCGCAGCTTGGCGCCATCGCGCAGCCCGACGAGCAGGGCGCCGAAGCCGCTCCTGGATCCACTTGGATTCGTCCACCCGCCGACGACAAACTCCTGCCTGGGCCGGCATTTCAGCTTGATCCAGGTATTGGTCCTCCCCGCGCGGTACGGCGCATCCAGGCGCTTACCCATCAGACCTTCCAGTTTGCGTTTGCACGCCTCGGCCAGCAGCGCGGCCGCGTGGTCGGCATCGTCGACATCCGCGACCACGCTTCGAAGGATGGCGGCGTTATCGGGAATGTCGGCAAGGACGGCCCGCAGCGCCTTGGCGCGCTCGCGCAACGGGTAATCGCGCAGGTCCTGGTCGTTCCACCAAGGGATGTCGAAGGCGACGAATTGCACCTGCTTGGCCACGCTCTTGTCCATGGCGTTCTGCAGGCGCTGGAAGCTGCTCACGCCGAACTCGTCCAGCACCACGATTTCGCCGTCCAGCCAGCCGGTGCCGGCCAGGTCAAGCGCCTCGATTCGCGCCACCAGGTCGGCAAGCTTTGGCGTCCAGTCCTTCGCCTCACGGCTGAAGAAGCGCGCGCCGGACTCGTCGATTCGACATAGCATCCGGTAGCCGTCGTACTTGAGCTCGTAGGCGTAGCCGCTGGGCGGCGGTGCGTCTACGAGCGTCGCAAGCGGCGGCTTGATGAATTCGGGGAGGCTGGCCAT